GGGGGGGGGGGGGGGGGGGGGGGGGGGGGGGGGGGGGGGGGGGGGGAAGAAGAAGAATGAGAAATGAGGAATGAGGAATGAAGAATGAGGAGAGCAGTGCGTCACTGTTCATTGTTCATTGTTCGTTCCTCATTGTTCATTTCTGAGCCATTCGGATTTAGGCATTCCTGCAGGCCCGCAGTGCGGAACCAGGGTTCGGGCACGGCGATGGCCTGGGTCCAGCGTTGCCAGAGTCGCTGGATCTGAAACCACTGCTGGACGACGAATTCCCACTGGGCCTTGCGCGACTTGGGGGCGGGTTCGGCGCGGCGGAGTTGGAGCAGGTAGACGCGATCGCTGGCCGCCCAGGGGATGGCGGCCAGTTTGTGGCGGCGCGAGCTGAGCCGGCCGCCGTAGCCCGTGGTGACCTGGACGTAGTGGGTCAGGCCGCGGCCGTCCTTGCCCATCACGTCGGCGCCGAAGAAGTCGACCTTGAAGAAGCGGGCCTTGATCGCCCGGCGGGTGTGGGTGCAGGCCAGGAGGGCGCGGCAGAAGTGTTCGGCGGCCACTTCGGCTTGGCGGCGCTTGGCCACGGGCAGGGGGCGGGGGTTGCGCATGATCAGCTCACGGGCGGGGCGAGACGAAGAAATACTGCCGGCCTGTATCTGCGGGGGTGGCCGGGTTGTCACGGATGAAGGCCAGCAGTTCGTCGATGACATCGGGCGGTGCGTGCACTTCCCGGCCGTCGGCCAGGAGAATTCCGTTGATGTTGCTCCTGACAACGACAACCTGATCGAGACGCACGGCAAACCCAACGCGAGCAGGCGGGTCGTCCGCCGTAACCTTGGCCGCAACGTTGGCCGGCACGGCGGCTTCACCGGGTTCGCGCGGCAAGGAACAGCGCCGGGCATTCAGCCGGTCCGAATCGCAGATGATCGCCATCCCGTGCCTTTCATGCGCAAGTAGGAAATCATGGAACGCGGCCAGCTCGGCGTGGGCCTCGGCGATCGACTCCCCGCGGTCGCGCCAGCAGGACCAGAAGGGAACGCGGGAGTTGCACCTTTTACAGACCAAGTAGAAGCCCGTGGACACGGGGCAGGTTCCTTTATGGCGAGGGGCCGTCGTTCTGGGTTGCAATCAACTCCTCGGTGGCGAGGGCCCAAGCCTGGTCCATGGCGCTGGTGGTGAGGGCGATCTGCTTGTCGAGTTCGTCGCGGCTGCAGACGCCGCGCGCGATGAGGACTTCTTCGATGGCGGTGAGGTTGGCCAGCAGGCCCTGGTGCCAGCGGTTGTTGGCGTCGATCAATTGGGCCAAGATGCCGAGGGCGGGATGATCTGGATCGGCATCAGTCGGGGGCTGCATCATAACGCACCGCCATGTGTTGATGGTACGGCGTGGCTCGCCCGCAACGTGGAGGCCCTCAGTTCCGGCACCCGTTGCCTGTGTCGGGATCCGTCACGTAAGGCGCTGGAATCAGGGGAATCGAGCCCCGTCGGGCTGGTCCTACCAATCCTCCAGCGTCTGCGTCTGCCGGCCTCTCCAGTCCCGAGGGACTGGCGAGCCACTGTTGCTTGAAATTTGGGGTTATGGTCGTTCGGTTGGCGAACGGTCGTAGTCCTTATCGGCCTGGATCAGATACGCCCCGTCTTCGGGTTGGAAGCAGGTGCGAACCGTGATCCGCGTGGGGTTGGCGGCCACCAGGGTGGAGAAGCGGATGGTGTAGCTGCCGCCGTGTTGCCAGGCGATGCACCACTTGAGCATCTTCAGTTCCTGCAGGGCGCGTTCCAGGCGGGGGATCAGTTCGTCGCGGGAGAGCGCGTGCAAGTCCGGTTCGAGCTGCGGATCGGTCCTCATTGTTCATTCCTCATTCCCGATTCTTCATTTCGTCTTTCGCGTCCTTGGTCATTCCATTGAAGGCTTGGACGTAGCGATCGTAGGCGGCCGGGCTGGTAGCCATCGCGCCGTTACCCAGGTAGCAGCATTCCAGGCGGACGATCCGGCCGGTCACAGGCGAGCGACGGCCGCGGGTGATCAGGCTGTAGGCGGTGCCGTAGGAGATCTTCATGGCGCGGGGCACGTGCAGCAGCGAGACCGGGTTTTCTTCCAAGATCTTGGGATTGAGCGAGAGGCCTCGGGCGGTGTAGCGGCGCATAGTCAAGCATGATTGACGACCTCCAGGCTTCGACAACTATCGCTAATGATAATCAGGTCGCGTTGTGACGCAAGGGGGAAACGCTTTACTGAACGGGAGAGGAGGCAAACACCAACCAGATTCTCCACGCCCCCAGGTTGTTTATGCCCAAGAAAGCCTCCTCTGTGCCGGCGGGCGCTTCGTCGAGCGGCGCCGATTCTTCCGAAGCTCTGGATTCTAGCCAACAGGATGCCGGCGCGGTCGCAACCGCCGCTGAGAACGCCGCGGTGCAGGATCAGGACGCCGGCCAGCAGGCCGGGTCTGCCGCGTCCGAGGCGGCTGTTGGTGCGGGTGCCGGCAGGCAGGCTGCCGGCGCGGCTGCCGCAGCGCGCGGAGCGGAAGCGGGCCAGGACGCTGGCCAGGACGCCGGCGGCGCGGACGGGCAGCCGAGTTGGCTGGACCTGGTGCGCAAGCAGGGGTTTGAGAACGTGGAGTCCGAAGAGGACGCCCGCCAGCGGCTGCTGGACGCCTACCAGCAGGAGCGGAGCCGGCTGGACGAATTGGAGAAGCGCTGGCAGCAATTCGAGCCGCTGATCGCCTACGGCCAGCAGTACATCGACTCGCTGCAAAAGCAGCAGGCGGGCGGGCAGCCGGCGGGTCAGGCGGCCCAAGCCGCGGCCGCGCCGGAGCAGCCGTCCGTCTGGCCGCAAATCCCCGAGGTCGATCTGGACGCGGTGGAGCGGTACCGCGACGACAAGGGCGAATGGAAGTTCAACACCCCGCCCGAGCTGCGGCACCAGGCGGAGCAGGCAGCGGCGGCGATCCAGAAGTGGCAGGTGGGCATGGCCCTGCGGCCCCAGCAGACGCTGGAGCCGATCATCAAGCAGGTGGCCCGGCAGGTGAGTGAAGAGTTGCTGCGCGAGCAGTTCGGCATGGAGCCGAAGGAGCTGGTGCAGCGGCTGGACCTGAGCGGCGAGCAGCAGTTCGTGCAGCAGCAGGCCAACGAACTGGCGCCGGTGCTGTACGAGCGCGATCCGCGGACGGGCCAGTTGGACCTGCAGCGGCTGAGCGCGGTGGGGCAGGCTTTCACGACGGCGCTGGAGGACCTGGAGCGGGGCGGGATGTCGTCGGCGGCCAGCCGGATGTACTTCGCCCGCCAACTGATCGCTCCGCTGCTGACCCAGCAGCAGCAACAGCAGGTCACCCAGGCGGCCCAGCAGCAGGCGGCCAAAAAGAAAACAGAACACTTGCACCGCGGAGCGGCGCGCAGCGTTGCGGACAGGGACGGCTCGGTATCTCGAAACCAAGATGGCAACTCCGACCAGAACAAACACGAGAGCTTCGGCACCGCCACGGTGCGGAAGATGCTGGACGGGGGAGTCATGTTCACATAGAGGGTTGAGCAATGGCGTACACGGGGTATGACATTGTGGCTTTCGATCGGCTGGCCGCCACCACGATGGCGGACCACATCCGAAAGGTGACGGAAGCCCATCTGAAGAAGTACGTAGTCCCCGCCCAGATTGTTGCCAGCGGGCGGGCCACCTACAACCACGGCGGGCGCGGCTTCGACTGGCCGGTGGAGTACCGCCGTCACAACGTAAGCGCTTCCACGGGCGCCAACGTGAGAACGTACACGCCCACCAACCGTTGGAAGCAGGCCTATCTGCCCTGGCGCGGCTACCAGACGACCGACGTCATCAGCCGGGCGGAGTTGAACGCCAACCGGGGGGAAGCGGCCATCATCAAGGTCCTGGACGGCTTCATGGACAAGCTGAAGAAGTCGCTGGATCAGGCCCTGGCCCGCCAGTTTTTCAACGACGGCAATGCCAACGTCGATTACTGGCACGGCTTCGAGTCGATGTTCGGCACCAACGGCACGGTCACCGCCACGACGGGCGCCCAGCGGGCGACCAACGCGGCCGATCTGGTGGCCTACCCCTACGACACCTACGCCGGCCTGAGCACGGAGCTGGGCAACTACGGCGGGGCGGTGATCGACGGGATCTGGCCGGCGGGCGACACGGATCCGCAGTACGAGTTCTGGTCGCCGCTGATGCCCTTCGGCGATTCGACCAACGCCGAGCACACGAGCGCCACCGACACCTGGGTGGGTCAGTGCGACGAGGTCCTGGGCTTTGCCATCACGCATGCCGGCAAGAACGGCGGGCCGGACGCGCAGCCGACGACCTGCATCATGGATCGCTCCATGTTCAACGGGCTGAAAAACAAGATGCGCGGCAAGGAAAGCCTGCAGGTGGCGCGGACGGAGAAGAACGTCTCGCTGGTGGTTCTGGGCTTCGCGAACGTGATCGTCGTGGACGGGATCGAGTGCACGGCGGAGAACTCCTGCCCGGCCAACGTGGGCTACATGTACAGCTACGCGAACATGGAGCTGCGTTGCCAGGAGGACGAGATGTTCGGCAGCGACGGGCCGGAGTACGACATCGACACGCAGTCGCATAAGGCGGCGGTGTTTACGCACTCCAACCTGCTGTTCGGCACGCCCCGGAACTTCGTGAAGATTTTCAAGGCCAACTCTCAGATCGCCTGAGCGGCGGGGCCTGATTTCTGAACGCTAAACTCGAAGGAGTAGCGATATGGCGGAAACTGGATTCAATGCCGTGCAACTCGGCGACACCATTCCGGGCACGGATTCGAGCGGCGGGCTGGTGAACGCGAGTTTGCTGGGCACGATCAAGCGGTTTGACAATCTGGCCCTGACGGCCGGGGATTCCGTGAAGGCCTTGCGGAGTCACGGGCCGGTCTGGGGCGTGCTGCTGCGGAACTTGTCGGGCGGCGCGCTCTTGGGCAAGCGGCTGGCGCTGTGCAAGCAGACGGCGGGCTATTCGATCATCGAAGCGGCCAGCGGCTACGGGGCGGCGCTCTACGACGCGCCCGTGGTGGCGATCGACCCCTGGCTGCCGACGGCGGGCGTAGCCAACAACGACATCTTCATCGGGGTCTTCTACGGACCCACGATCCTGATGGCGCCCAGCAGCGGCAGCGACATCCTGGCCACGGCCGCGGTGGGCACGCCGCTGGTCTGCTCGGACGACAACAACGGGCGGATCACGCCGGCGGCGCCGGCCAGCGATTCAGCGGTCTACAACGCTGCCAACGCGGTCTTCGGGCGGAGCCTGTACGCCTTCAGCAGCGCGGCCACCGATCAGGAGATTGCGGTGTACATGCACTGTCCCTGGTTCCCCACGGGGTAATCGCCGCGGGCTGGCCGGGGAGGATCGCGAACACGAAGCATTGTCGTGTGGCGACAGCCACGGTGTGGTGGTGGTGGGCGGCGGCGTGGCTTTGCTGCGCCGCCGTTTTTTTGTTTGTTGTTGGTTGTTAGACATCGGGTATTTCGTCGTTCGTCATTTGGAGACAGTATGGCCAGCGATCAGGAGGATCTCGATCGGGCCGATCTGGATCTGGAGCAGGAACTGCTCTCCCACCAGGACTGCAGCAAGTGCGGGCGGAGCCTGCCGCTGACCGAGCAGCACTGGTACCGGGACAACCGCCGCCAGAACGGCTTCAAGCGGATCTGCAAGAGCTGCTTCAACGGGCAGCAGGAGGCGCTGCGGGACCGCTCGCTGGAAGATCGTATCGCTTGCCTGGACGCCAAGATGATTGCCCGCCTGGAGCGGATGGTGGCAATCGAGCAGCCGGGTATCCCGCACCTGGCCAAGTTCTTCGAGACGGCGGTGCGGGCCTGCGGCGGCGTGGACGGGCTGGTCCAGCACATGATGGCCGGGATGCTGATGTCCAAAGCCGGCGGTGAGACCCGGCGCAAGTACGTGCAGATGATTTGGGAGGCCAGCCAGAAGCTGTCCGAGATGGGGCTGGCCAAGGTGCCGGTGGACCTCTTGAGCGACGAGGACCTGGAGGCGGAGATCCAGAAACGGCTGGCGGCGCTCCGCGCGTCGGAAGGCGCGGATGCCGAGGGGGACGAGGCGGCCGAGGCGAGCGCGGAATCCGACGATGAGCTCGGCGGCGAGCCGGGAGAGGAATTGGACGACCCTCTGCTATTGGCCCTGCGGGAAGGCCAGGAGGATGCCGCGTGAGCACGTCGTTTCCGGATCCGCGGCGCGGGCAATGGACCAGCCAGGTGGCTCAGGACGAGCTGCGCGAGTTGGTCCAGGAGGTTAAGTCCCGCAAAATCGAATCGCTGCGGTTGTACGAGCCGCTGTCCTACCAGGACGCCTACCATCGCTGCCGGGCCAAGGAAGCGATTCTGGTGAAACCAAACCAGGTGGGAGGCCCACAGAAAAAAGACACGCCCGTCTTGACGCCCACAGGCTGGCGGCGTTTGGGCGATCTGCAGGTGGGCGATGAAGTGTTTGGCGGCGACGGCAAGGTGGCGCGGGTACTGAGCGTGACCCAGCAGGGATGGCTGCCGATTTTCAATCTCGCGTTTGACGACGAGACTTTGACCAACTGCGCAGAGAATCACTTTTGGAAGTGCCAACTCAAGGCCGCCGAACGATTTCACTCCAACCGCTGTTTCAAGAAGGATAAGTGGAGTGTCTATTCCCTGCGCGAGATTCGGGAGCATGGTGGGGACGATCCGATTCCCCGCGACCGGGCGGTGATCCCGGTGGCCTCGGTCGAGTTCCCAGAGCAGCCCGTGCCTGTTGCGCCCTATACGCTGGGGGTTCTGTTGGGCGATGGCTGCATTTGCCACGACACGGCGAGTTTCACCAGTGAAGACGCTGCCATTTGCGATGAGATTCTGGGCGAACTGCCCGCCGGGATGGCGGTTCGCGTGCAGAAGTCGACGGATAACGGCAAGGCATCCTGCTATCACCTTACCAAAGGCGAGAACCTGCTGAATCCGGTGATTCAGGGATTGCGCGTGCTGGGTCTGATGGGCCTCAAGTCAGTGCAAAAGTTCATCCCCGCCTGCTACCTCTTAAACTCCCGCTCGGTTCGTCTGGCGGTGCTGCAGGGGCTGATGGACACGGACGGGTACTGCACCGAAAACGGCGTCCCCTTTTACTACTCGTGCTCGCCGAGGCTGGCGCAGGACGTGATGTTTCTTGTCCGGTCGTTGGGCGGCAAGGCCAAGCTGCGATGGAAAGAAGCGTTCATCACGAAGAAGCACAAGCCCCGCGGCAGGCCGCCGGTAACCCTGAATGATTACGGCAAGTCGCAGCAGCGGCTGTTTGAGGAGCCGCGCCGCTGTCTGCACATGGCGGAGGTGCAATTCTCGCTGCCTCGCGATGTCCGCATTTTCCGTTTGGAACGTAAGCAATCTCGCCGCGAAGCGTTTCAGGGAGAGTTGACGACCGGCCGGGTTCTGCAAACGATCCGGCCCGCCGGCAATGCCGAATGCGTGTGCATCGGAGTCGATTCGCCGGATCATACCTACGTCACCGAAGACTTCATTGTCACGCACAATTCATTGGCCCACTTTGTCGAAATCGCCCGCGCCCTGACGGGGCAGGATCCGTATGGCAAGTACCCCAAGCGGGACGGTTTGGCGGTTTGCGTGGCGTATGGCGAGCGGCACATCGGCACGGTGATCCACCGTTACCTGTTTCGCTGGGGCGCGTTCAAGATGATCCGGGACTTGGGGAGCGGAGACTGGCGCACCTATCGGCCTTGGCCGGCGGAGCGGCTGGTGGACGGCAAGCCGGGCGACTTGGAGCGGGCGACCGAAGCGCAGCCGGCCCCGCCGCTGATCCCCAAGCGGTTCATCCAGGGCAAGCTGGCCTGGCAGAAGCGGGCCTTGAACATCTTTCTGCGGGCCAGCTTCACCACGGGCTGGGAGCTGTACACGGGCAACAGCGAGGGCGATCCGTCGCATCTGCAGGGTTTGACGAACGTCTACCTGTACGCGTTCGACGAGGACGTGGCCCAGGGCGGCTGGTACGAGGAAGCCGTGCAGCGGACCACCAGCGTGAACGGTTTGTTGCGCTGGAACGCCATGCCGCACGCCCGCACGGACGACATTCTGAACCTGATCCGCCGGGCGGAGGAGGAAGAGGAAAAGGACGACCCGCAGACGGTGGCGATCCGGGTCCATCACCAGGACGAGAACCCCTACATCCCGGAAGCAGCCAAGGCCCAGAACGTGCGGATCGCGATGTCGATGGGCGAGGACGTCTACCGCAAGCGGATCCTGGGCGAGTTGACCAACGATTCGGTGCTGATGTACCCCGGCTTCAACAAGCAGGTGCACGGGGCGGAGCGGCGGCTGACGGAGAAGGATTTGGCCGAGGAGCAGACGGGGCGGCGCTTCCGGTCGGCCTTGCAGCGGGCCTACACCGACAATGGCGGGCGCCCGCCGGACGACTGGACGCGCTACGTGATTGTGGATCCGGGCTTCAACGTCTGCGCGGCAACGTTTATCGCCACGCCGCCGGAAAGCCTGGGCGACTGGCGGGTGCAGTACGGCGAACTGTACTTGCGCAACGCCACGGCCCGGCTCTTTGCCAGCGAATTGAAGCAGAAGGTCGGCGAGCAGCCGATCCGCGATTTCCTGATCGACATGCACGGCGGCCGTCTGCGCGGGGCGCAGGGCATCCAGTGGGTGCAGGAGTACCAGGAGGAGATTGAGAAGCTGCGGGTCGAGTGCGAGATCCGCGGTTCGCGATTCGGGGCGGGCTGCGACAACATCAAGCTGCGAGAGGAGCGGCTGCGCAAGTGGCTGGAGATCCGCGGCGGCTGCGAGGCGTGGGCGCAATCGCCGACGCTCTACATCGACCTGAACCGCTGCCCGAACACCGTGCGGGAGATGTTGACCTTCCGCAAGAAGACGATCCGGCAGGGCGGCATGTCCGTCACGATCGACGAAGCCAACCGGCGGCAGCCCTGCCATGCTTTGGAATGTCTCGAGATGGCGGCTGCCCACGGCTGCCCGTATGTGAAGCCCAAACCGAGAGTAGTAGCCGATGAGCCGATCGACCGGTGGATGGCCGAGCGGAAGCATCGGGAGCGGAAGCGCCGGTATAAACACTGGGGCTTGGCCGGCCAGCCCACCATCACGTTAGGTCCTCAAGGAGCGTTTGGATGAGTATCGGATTGGAGATGTATCAGGAAGAGCACGAGCATTTACGATTGGCCCACATTCGGGACGAGGTGTCCGCCTACCGGATGCCGCTGGCGGTGCAGGGCATGGCGGTGGCTTGGTATCGGTTTGGTCGCAAGGGGCCGGACGCGCTGCTGGGTTTTGTGCAGCAGGCGCGTCCGGGCAAGCCCAACGTCGACCTGTTCGTGCCCGCCAACGCCTTCCCGTATTTGGACGGCGTGCCGCACGTTTCAGACCCGCGGCTGCGGCTGGGCCGGGAGCACGCGGAGTTCGGGGCTTGGGACTACACCGAGGACTGGAAGAACCAGCAGTCCTGGAAGGAGCGGGTCGAATCGCGGGTGCGGGCCTGCGAGCGGCGGCTGGAGGAGCAGGCGCAAGGGCTGGAGCCGCTTCCCGCGCCGGCCCCCGAGCGAGCGGCGGCCGCGCCGGGTGAACCGGATGAGCCGGCGGCGGTGCCGGAGCCGCCTCCCTGGCTGACCGGCGAGGAGGCGGAGGAGACGCCGCGCAAGCGCGGACGGCCGGCCAAGGCGGCGGCGGAATGAGAAGAATGAGGAATGAGGAATGAGGAATGAACAATTAAGAATGAACAATGACGAACTGCATTGCTCATTGTGCATTGCTCATTGTTCATTTCTCATTCCTCATTTTTGCCTCCTTGGGCTTTAGGCATTTGGGAGCAATCTAGTGGCCGAGAACCATCCGCTGGCGGGCCTCTGCGAGACCTGGCTGGAACTGATCGTCGACGCCAAGAAGCAGCGCTGGGATCGCTGGGGCCAGTACGCCGCCGAGATGTACAAGTTCTACAACGGCGCGCACAACTTCATGTGGCGGACCGAGTACGCGCGGGCCGAGGGCGGCTTTCTGGATCAGAGCGCCGCGGTGCCGCTGCCGCGGTTCCTGATGTCCATCGGCAAGGTCTCGGACGGGGTGGACCTGTTCGGGCCGGCCCTGATCCACCAGTACCCCGAGGTGCTGGTCACTCCGGTGCGGCGGCCGGTTTGCGATCCGCAGCTTTTGGGGCTGGACCCGCAGGACCCGCAGGCGGCGGTCTACGCCGAGCAGATCCTGGGCGAGCAGGAGCAGGAGCGGAGGCTGACCGAGGCGGTGGCGAGCCACAAGCAGTTCTACCTGAACTGGGTGCAGCGCGAGGCTGGCAAGAAGAAGCAGGCGCGGCGGGCCATCGTGGACGCCATCGTCAAGGGCATCGGCTGTTTCGTCACCCAACTTTACTCGCCGCGCGGCTCGGCCATCAGCTACCCGCGCAGCCGCTACCTGTCGCCCAACCAGCTTATCAAAGACCCCGACGCCCGGCATCCGGAAGAGCTGCAGTGGATGGCCATCGAATGGACCGTGCCGGCCAATCTGCTGGAGCGCAAGTTCGGGCTGGAGCCCGGCGCGTTGAAGGGCCACATGCAATCGCGCGAGGCGCAGGCCAGCGAGCAGGGGCGGCGGGACGCCAAGGGCAACCGCAAGGAATCCTACGACCTGGTGACCTACTACGAGTTGTTTTCCAAGAACGGTTGCGGGCAGCGGCTGAAGGGCCTGCAGGACGCCAAGCGGTTGGAGCCGGGCTTGCGGGAGTGGCTAGAGCAGGTGGGCGACTTCGGCTATCTGGTGCTGGTCAAAGGCATCAAGTATCCGCTCAATCTGCACCCGAAGCTGTTGGCCGAAAGCGATCCCGAGGCGGTGTTCCAGGCGGCCCAGTGGCCGATTCCGTTCTGGCGGGACGAGGGGTCCAGCAACGACTGGCCGGTCAGCGAGTTGACGTTCAAGGAGGATCCCGAGGACGTCTGGGGGATCAGCATTTTCAAGCCGGCGCTGGGGTTCATCCGGTTCTGCAACTGGTGCCTGAGCTTCCTGGCCGACAAAGTGGCGGCCAACGCCTGCGACTACATCGGCGTGATGAAAGCGGCGGCGGACGACATCCAGGAGCAATTGGCGCAGCAGCAGGGGCCGCTCCGGCTGATCAAAATTGACTCGCAGTTCGGGCAGAAGATCAGCGACCTGGTGACGCTGATCGGCAAGCCGGGCTTCGACACGGCGATCTGGACGATGGTCCAGGAGTCGTTCGAGCAGATCGACAAGACCACGGGCCTGTCGGATCTGTTGTACGGCCAGACCGCCCGCCAGATGCGGTCGGGCACGGAGGCGGGGATTCTGGGGGAGAACTCGCAGATCCGGCCCAGCGACATGGCGCAGAAGGCGGACGATTGGTACGCCGAGGCGGCGGCCAAGGAGATGCAGGCGGCGATCTGGCTGCTGGAGCGGCAGGACCTGGAGCCGGTGCTGGGCCGCTACGGTGCGGAGTTCTGGGAGCGGCACATCGCCACCGAAGATTTCGACGCGGTGGTGCGGGACTACAAGTACACGCTGGCCGCCGGTTCGGCCCGCAAGCCCAACCGGGCGCAGAAGCTGCGGGGCTTGACGGACCTGGGCCAGTTCATCATCCCCGCCTTGCAGGCGTATGCAATGGGCGGGCAGGTCGAGCCCTGGAACAACTTCGCCAGCGCCATGGCCGACGCGCTGGAGGTTCCGGGCGAGGGCTTCCTGCTGCAAGGCCCGCCGGCGCCGGCGGGCGGCCAGGGCGGGGCCGAAGCGGCGGCGGCCGATCAGGCGGAGTCGGCGGCGGCGGCGGCCAAGGCCGAGTTGGATCAGGCGGCGGAGCTGCAGAAACTGGAAGCCCGCCAGAAGGAGACGGAGCAGAAGATCGCCAGCGCTCAGGTGCAGATGGAACTGGAGGCGGCCAAGACCAAACAGAAGCTGGCCCAGGACGAAGAGAAACATCCGGCCGGGCTGAGCCAGCAGTACGAGAAGTACCGGGCCGAGATGGTCCGGGCCATGCTGGACCTGGAAGCCACCCGGCGCAAAATGGACGCCATCAAAAAGCGAGAACAAGGTGCCCCATGAGCGGCAGGCTGGATCAGGACGTGCAATTGGCGGAGCAGTTCTGGCTGTCCTGCGACGTGGAGCAGGTGCGGGCTCGGTACGAGCACGAGGTGGACCTGGAGTTGCAGGAGGACTGGGTGAAGCTGGGCTGCTACTTGGCGTACCGGGAGCAGGGCGTGGCGCCGCGCTGGGCGGCCATGTCCGCCTGCCGGCGGGCGGCCCGGATGGGCGGCAGCGACCAGCGGTTCAACGCCATCGAACGGCGCAAGATGGAGAACATGAACCCGCGGCTGCGGGATCGGATCCAGGCGCTGGCGCAGGGTGCGGGGATCCAGACGCAGGGCAAGTTCTACCTGGGCGGGCTGGGGCGCTACACCGATCCGCAGGCCTGGGTCAGCACGGTGGACGAGGCGCGGGCGACGGTGGTGCGGAAGGGTCTGCCGTGTGAGGGCCTGGTGAACTATCAGCCGCCGGAGCGTCCGCTGCCGGAGCCGCCGGCGATGGCGGAGGACATCCGGGATCGCTTGGTGGAGAAGAAGCTGCAAGAAGATCCCGCTTTGCGCGAGCGCGTGCGGAAGCGGCCGGGAAAGTTGCGCGAGCTTCAGGAAGCCGTTGTTGCTCGGCATGGTCGTCAACCCAAGCGTAGCGGATATAAGGGCCGCTGAGGTCGCGGATCAGGAAGGGGGCAATGTAGGCGGAGCGGAGCAGTCGGGAGACGTACTGATGGGACAGCAGCAGGGCGTTGGCGATCTCCGGCATGGTGTAGGGCCGCTCGCGCAGCAGCAGCCGCAGCCGCCGCCGCTGGTGCCGGCGGTCGGGCGGAGAGTGGTCCAGTTGGTGATGCGGCAGCTCGCAGGGCCGGCAGAGCGGCCAGCCGGCCAGATAGCCGCGGTGCAAGTGGCTCAGCGACTCGGAGCCGCGGCGCCTGAGCAGCCGGGCGATGGCCTGGTAGGTCAGGCGGTGGCGGCGGAAGGCATTGACCACCGCGCCCAGGGTGCGGGCGATGCCGCTGGGGATCAGTTCCCCGTCTCGCACGCGCCAGCCCGCCGGGACTTGGCCTGGCAGGTAGCTGTTGCGGGGCCGGTACTGAACCTGCCGATCGGACGCGCGGACCTGGGCGATGGCCCGGTGCAGTTCCGCCCGGCCGGCGTCGCTGGCCAAATCGAAGCGGTTTTCCACGAACTCCAGGGTCACGCCGCGGGCTTTGAGACGCGGCAGGCTATCGCGGCAATCGGCGTGGCCGCGGAAGACCAGTTCCGGGGCCGCCGCCACGATCACATCGCCGGGCCGCAGCCGCAGCCAGAGCGATTGGCCTTCCAGGCGTTCCAGCCAAGGCGAGTTGCGCGCCTGCATCCGGTCGCAGCACCAGGGCGGCGACCAGTCGCCGGTGCGGTTGCCCACCCAGGCCCGGCAGGCGTTGCGCTGCTGACCTTCGGTCGACCAGGCGGCGTCGCAGCCGTAGGTCCAGTGCACGATGTCCGACATGGTTTTTCCAGGAGGGGCTGATGGCCGACTATCAAAACAGCGTCCCGGCATACGACCGGACCCTCAGTATATTCACCTTCCAGGATGCGGTCGAGCGGCTGCTGGATTTGTACGGGCTGAAGCGCACGGACGTCGGCAGCTTGCGGCGGGTGCGCGAGGCGGTGCTGTCCGCCTACCGGGAACTGGGCAATCGCCGGCACTGGTCCTGCTACTGTCGGCGGATGATCCTGAAGAGTGTGGCCGCGCACACCACGGGCACGGTCTCCTACGACCATACGGGCGGGTCGTCGGAGCGGTTGCTGACCTTCAGTTCGGCTCTGCCGTCCTGGGCGCGCTGGGGCAAGATTCAGCTTTCGAGCGTGGACTACGAGATCGCCTCGGCGCCCAGCAGCCTCACGGCCACGCTCAAGCAGCACAGCAATCCAGGCGCCGACGTGGCCTCCACCACGTTCACCCTGTTCCGCTCGCTCTACACCCTGCCCAACGAACTGCAGGAGGTGGTCCAGATCCTGGACGTGAGCGATCAGACCACGGTCCGGCCGGTGCCGTTCCGGCAACTCCAGTGGGATGCGGTGGTCTCCTACGGGGCGCCGGACGTGCCCTACTGGTGCGTGGTGCGGAGCGACCCCGGCCGCTACGGGCACAAGGCCCTGGAGTTCAGTCCGGGGACGGAGGAGGCGCGCAGCTACGACATCGCCTACCTGGCCCAGGCCCGCCCGTTGCAGATCGAGAAGTACAGCGCGGGCACGGTCAGCCTGACGGCTGGGGGCACCACGGTGACGCTCTCCGGGGGCACCTTCCCGGAAGACTGCGTGGGGGCGGTGATCCGGTTCAGCGCGGACGGGCTGGAGGAGCCGACCGGCGTGGCGGGCACGGCCGACGACATCGACAACCGCTACAGCCAGGCGCGGGTCATCCAGTCGCGGACCAGCGGCACGGCGGTCACCATCGACCAGTCGATTTCCAGCGCGGCCGTGAGCGCCGTGCGGTACACGATCAGCGATCCGCTGGACATCGACTACCAGGTGATGCTCAACGCCCTGCACGCGCTGGCCGAGGCGGAGATGGCCAAGCGGGTCCGCAACAAGAAGGAAGACGAGAGCGGGCGCTACCGCCGGGACGCGGACCGCGAAGTGCGGCGGGCCCAGGAAGCCGACACCAAGCTGCTGCAGGGCACCTCGCAGTGGTGGGTGGATCTGAACCGGCGCGACCCGGATTGGACGGAGGCGTAGGCCGGAGGCCGGAGGTCGGAGGTCAGAGGCCGGAGGGCGGGGAGTAGCGAGATGGCGTCGGACAATTCGGTTTACAAGAAGTTCCTCAACGCGGTAGAGGACGACTTGAGCGAGTTGGACTTAGGCTACCCGGTCGTCCAGGCGCAACTGCCGGACGACGGGGAATTCCAGCACCAGGGGCTGGTGCTATCCTGGGACGACGAGAAGGCGGAGGGCGGCACCAACGAGCGGGACGACATCGCCTACCCGGCGGTGTTGAGTTTGGTGAAGGGCAGCGTGCGGGACTGGGAGGGCGAGATGGACGAGATCGCCTACGTGCGGGAGCGGGTGCGGCGGAAGTTCCACAACAAACGGGTCACGCTCTCCGATTCGCTGGCCATCCCGATGGGCTGCAAAGTGCGGTACGGGCCGATCGGGCTGGCGGAGAAATGGGTCGACAACTGGAACGATTCCCGGCTGGTGATTTGGGGATACTTTCGGGAGAGTAGGTAGCAATGAGAAATGAAGAATGAAGAATGAGCAATGAGCAATGAGAAATGCAGTTCGTCATTGTTCATTTTTAATTGTTCGTTTCTCATTCTTCATTTCTTCGTCAGCGGGCTTTAGACATTTCCCCTTCCGAGGGCTTTGGTTATGGCGATGGACGTGCTGGACCAATTGCTGAAGCGGCGGATGGCGCTGCAGTTGCCGCGGCTGGCGGGGGCGTCGGCGTTGGGGCTGGAGCCGCTTCCTGGTTTGGACGAGCAGGAAGACGAGCCGCCCTTGAGCGCCGAAGAGGAAGAGGGCCTGGCCCGCAAGCTGGCTCGGCGCGGGATCGGCGGGCTGTCCTGGGTCGGCGAGACCCTGGGCAAGCCGGGCGCGGCGGTCACGGGCACGTTGTCGGGGATCACCGATTTGTTGCAGGGCCGCACGCCGCGCTGGGGTGGGGGCCTGTTGAACCTGCTGCCGCTGACGGACACCTTCAAGTTCACCGATCCCGATCAGCGCGTGTACAGTCGCGACTTGCTGGAGAAGTGGGGGGCGCTCAAGCCCAACAAGCCCGGCCTGGACGTGGGCGACGTGCTGGGGTTCGGCCTGGACTTGGCCCTGGACCCGTTGACGTATGCCACGTTCGGCGCTTCGGCGCTGGGCAAGGCGGGGCAGGTGGCCAAGGCGGCGGGCGTGCTGGACGACGCCATGCGGGCGGCGGCGCGAGGGGTATCCGTCAACCGGCCTGTCGTGCAGCGGATGCTCAAGGGCGCGCAGGCGCCGGCGGGATGGCTGGGCAAGGCCAAGCTGGGCAAGCGCCAGTTCCGCATGAACGCCACCCTGGACGACGTGCTGGAGCACTACCGCACGTTGGGTCCGGCGGCTGAGGCGGAGGCCGTGAAGAAACTGCAGACGGCGGCGCAGGCGGCAGGGACCACGCTGGACGAATTGCGCGAGGCCCGGCTGGGCGGCCTGATGGGCTTCGGCCTGCCGCCGCTGCCGGGGCTGGGTGGCCGCGGGCCGCTATTCACGACGAACCTGGGGGCGGCGGGCGAGAAGTACGCCAAGGGGGCGGATTTCGTAGGCCAGGCGATGAAGGCTTCGGGCTTGGGCCGCTGGACGCGGCGCGCCTTCCAGGCCAGCGTGCGGGGCCGGGCCACGGAGTTGGGGCAGGACTCCGCCCAGCACGCCGCACCGCTCTACGAAGCCACGCTGGCCCGCCACCAGCCGCGCTTGCTGCAAGCGGCCGACGTGCTGGACGCCGACGACGTGTTGCGCAAGCGCGGGCGCGAGCAGCGGATGATCGCCGAAGGCGTGCCCAACGCGCCGCCGCCGGTCAGCCCCAACGAACAGCAGGCGGTCGAGTTGGTGCGGGACCTGAGCCCGCGGGTGCTGCAGGAGCAGCGGGACGCCGGCTGGGCGATCGACGCCCTGGAAGACCCCTTCGCCAAGTACCACTCGCACCGCGGGCTGGGCAGCGACGCCACCAAGTCCGTGGACTTGTCGCCCTCGGGCGGGATCGAGACCGGCCCGGCGATCCGACGCGAGATGATGCTGCGCGGCCATAAGGGCGGCACCACGGGGATTGACGACACGTTCCGGGACCCGAAGTTCGAGCAGATCGCCCAGGACCCGAATTTCCCCACGGAGATTGAGAAGATCAAAGAGGCGGAGGACTACCTGCGCAACAGCGCGCACACGCCGAACATCCAGGACTGGATGCCCAAGGTGGACGATGACGGCTGGATGCTGTACGACCGGGCGGTGCTCCAGAACGGCCAGGTGGTCATGACTCCTCGCGGGAACGTCAAGGTGCGCAAGGGCGATCCGGTGCGGCTGCGGATGGGCCGGGCCAAGTCGCTGCTGCAGCAGCAGGTGGCCGGCACCAACAACCCGGTGCCCAGCATTTTCGAGCCGCACCAGATCAGCCGCACGGTCAGCCGCCGGGGCCAACAGGTGGCGGAAGTGCTGGTGCCGCGGCACGGCTCCCGGCTTCGGCAATACGCCGAGGCGATCATCCGCAGCCAGGAGTATCGCCAGACCGGGATGTTCACGAACAACTTCGTCACGGACGCCAGCAACATGGTCAACTGGCACGCGGGGCGGCTGGAGCGGGCGGAGTTCACCGCGGACCTGCTCGGCCGCTCGCTGCCCAACGCCCCGGACGGCGTGACGGTGATGAGCGGCGGCATCCGCAAGGGCAAGGCGCTGGGGGAGGCCGAGAACCTGCAGGTGGAGAAGGTGCTGGAAAGCCAGGGGTTTGATTTCCCGACCATTGGCAAGCGGATCATCGAGCGGCGGGCGGCCAATGGGTTGATCGCCAAGCCCGTCACGCCGGACGAGTGGGCCAAGGCCCTCCGCGATCTGCGCCAGGAGTACATCTCGCCGGACTACTACCGCGAGTTGGTGCCACAGAAAGCGGTGACGCCGGAGGGCGGGGTGCTGGAAAAAGCTGGCAACGTGGCGCGCAGCAACCTGGCCTTGTTCAAGGCTGGCGTCTTGACCTGGCCGGCCCGCTACGCCCGCGACATCATGAGCGGCATCGAGCGGCTGACCGAGCGGGGCATGGCCGGGCCGGGGGATCTGTGGAATGCCCGGAAACTGTTCCAGGGCCAGAGCGTGCGGGGGGGGCTGGAGCAGATCCCGGCCGTCCAGGACATTTTGCGGGACGTGCTGAAGGTGCCCAACCCGGCTCGCGCCACGCCGGAGGAAACCAGCCGGGCGATGCGGCTCCTGTACAGCACCTACCATTCACCCGTGCACCGCATCGAAAGCGAATTGACCGGCGTGCCGCGCCTGGAAGGCGGGCTGGAGCAGGTCACCCAGGGCCTGGTGGGGCGGCAGGAGCGGGGCCTATTGGGCGGGATCGGCAACCTGCTGGCCACCGGCGTGGGGGCGCGGCGCGAACCGGGCCTGTCCTGGCTGCAGTCCCTGAAGCCCTGGCGGGTGCGCGGCTGGCACGAAGGCTGGACCGGCAAGCCGCTGCAGAACCCGGAGTTCGCGCTGGCCGCGGCCGGCGACATCGCGGGCCAGGCTACCGACAACATCCCACGCATGGCCGGCTTCATCAATCTGCTGAAGAAGGGCGTCGATCCGCAGGAGGCGATGCGGCAAGTCAATTTGTCGCTGGTCAGCTACAACCCGCGAGATTACACCGCGCTGGAACGGAAGCTGAAACAGCTACTACCTTTTTACAGCTTTTGCATGCCGGTGGACCATCAGATTCTCTCGCAGGATGGTTGGAAGACCTACGATCAACTGGCCGTTGGCGAACCTGTGTTGACGCTGAATCACGAGACTGGCACGCTGGAATGGCAGCCCGTTCAGGCGATCAACGTTTTTCCCCATGATGGGCCCCTGTTGGCATGGCAGATCAGCCGCAAACACAAAAAAGTCCGATTTGAATTCACATCGAATCATCGTTGGCCGATTCTTACAGAAACGGGGACATTTGCCTACTGCCTAGCGTCCGGTGAATCCCGGCGCGGCCGTCGCCACGTCAAAAGGCGATGGCGACTGGGGGGCGACCTGAGACAACATGATCGCATTCCCTGCACAGGCGACTTTCAGACGAAAGAGGCCAGTATCCTCAATGTGCGTCTGGCGAAATTGCTCGGTTGGATCGTCACCGATGGATTTTTCCGTCGGCGCCCCAGGGGGGAACGCACGTATGCGGAGGCCAGGATCTATCAGAGTCCTCACAAGCACCTTCAGGAATTGATCGAACTGACTGGCTCCGTGCCGTGCAAGCCGCATCCGATCAGTGGCGTGGTGGCACTCAATGTCAAGATCGACGATTTGCGAGAGATCATGAAGGTCTTCCAGACGAAGGCCGATTTATGCCGCATTGTGTGTCGGCTCTCTCGCGAGGCTGCTGAAGCCATGTGGGACGCGATGTTCAAAGCCGAAGGCTCGACATCCGCGGCTGGCAATATGCACTTTGCGCAGAGCCCGGAAATCAATCCTGAAGTCCTGGATGCGTTTCAAATCCTTTGCCTGATGACGGGCAGGACGGCCCATTTGTCCTCGGTGGGATGTTTCGTCAAGCGATCTAAATGCTGGTATGTACACGATCGCATCACGTCTTTTGACTATGAGGGCTTAGTTTGGTGTCCCACGACGGCCAACGGTACATGGATTGCTCGCCATGATGGGGCAGTCACGATCACGGGAAATTCATCGCGTCAGATCCCCTACGTGATGCAGGAGCTTACCAACCGGCCGGGCGGGCGGCTGGGGATGCTGATCAAGGGCAGTTCGCGGGCCAGGGAGCCGGACGCGATGGCGCCCGATTACGTGTCCAGCACGATGTCGGTGCCGATCGGCGCGTCGCCGGAGGGCGGGCGGCGGTACTTGACCAGCTTCGGGCTGATGCACGAGGACCCGATGGCCTGGGCCAAGTTGATGCAGGGCGACATGCGGGGGTTCCTGACGGAGCTGGCCTCGCGAGCCCGGCCCGAGTTGAAAGGCGCGACCGAGTACGCCACCAACCGGATCTTCTTCCAGTCGGGTCCCACCGGGCCGCGGGACGCCAGCGACGCCGATCCGCTGCTGGGCCGGCTGTGGGCCAACCTCCGGGACATCAAGACGGGCCAGAAGACGAAGAAGGTGTTGCCGCTGTTCGGCTCGCTGGGCCTGGAGATGGCAGCGGCCAACTCGCCGCCGTCGCGGCTCTTGACCACGGCCCGCATGGTCACCGACCCCGACAAGTACAAGAGCGTTTGGCCGCTGGCGCTCCAGCTTCTCACGGGCGCCCGCGTCACGCGGGTCTCGCCGGGCGCCGAGGAAGCCATCCTGCGCGAGACGGCCGGGCAGTTGATGAAGCGGATGGGCGGGGCGGAGTTCGTGCGGTCCTACATCAAGCCGGAGGTGCTGGCGCAGATGGACCCCGAATCGCGGGCGCTGGGCGAGCAACTCAACGCCGCCCAGCGGATCTGGAGCCGGCGGCAGCGGGAGCGGAAGAAGGCGGAGGAAAAGGGGCAGAGGGCGAAGGTGTAGGCTGGGGGGAATGACGAAAACCCAATGACGAATGTCTAAGGAATAACGAAGGACGAATGACTAAATGGCGTTCGTCTCGCTCGCATCGCCTCGCATTGCCAAAGTTTTCACTGATCCACTGCGCCGCGCTCAGTGAAGTACTCCAGGCGGCGGCTGGTTCCCTCGCATTGCCAAACCTTTCAGTCATCCACCGCGCCGCCACAGCGCTCATTCCTCGCCTTGCCAAACCTCTTACTTGCGACTGCGCCCGCGGCGCTCGCGCTTTGTGTGCCGGGGTCCGCCTGATCCTCAGGGATCGCCTCGCCGCGTTTCCACATTTTGACGGTCACCGCGATGGACTGCCGGGCGGCGGCGTTTTTCAGGTCCTGGCAGAAGCGGGTCCAGTCCCAGGTCAGCCCGGCGGCGGCGAACCAGGAGTGTTCGCGTAGCGGCCCGCTCGGCTCGTGGTAGATCAGCGTGCCCACGTTAGCTTTCAGGCACTGCCGGACGATATCTGCAATCATGTGCCGCAGGACTTCTTGGCGCATGTTCCGTTCCTGTTGCCGGCGGCGTCGCACGGCGGCGTCGATTTTCCGGCGGCCGTGTCCTGCGCCCATGCGATTCCGGTAGCGCCAGCCGATCTGTTTGCGCAGGCCGATCAGTCGTGCGGTCTGCGCTTTGAGATAATCGCCGTCGCCCACGAACCACTCGTCCCCGCCCGGCAGGTCCAGGCGGAAGGGCCTCTGGGCGTGCTTGGCGGCGCGGGCCTGAGCCGGGGCTGGGGGCAGCTTGCCGTTATGCTGCCCGTTGCCGTTGGGGTCCGCGCGGCGCGGCGAGTCGGCTTCTGCCTTGGCTTTTTCTGCGGCCGGGATGCGTGGCCAGAGTTCGGCCACGATCTCCGAGCGCGGGTCGGTCTCGAACGTAAACGGCACGTGCCAGAACCAGATCCCGTCGCGTTCGACCAATTTGGAGTCGGCCAGTTTGAGTTCCCCGCGGGCCAGCCGGTGCAGCAGCAGTTTGTAGCCGCTGGGCATACCGCCCAGGCAGACCTGCACCGTGAGGGCTGGGATGGCGCTGGTGGGCCGGTTGACGGTAACGGTCAGCGTGTCGGTGAAGCGGACCGTGGTATGGGCGTTGTGGAGGGGTATTTCCAGGGTGGTAAAAAAGGGCGGGCGGTCCTGGTAGTCCAGGATAGCGTGCAGTCGCCGCAGCCGGCGGCCTTCTTCGGTGGCCCCGCGGCGCCAATCCTGCTTGGCGGTCAGATTGCTCCAGAGCGCCGCGGCCAGCATGGTGCACTGGGTGGTGCCCAGTTCAGGGACGGCGGCGCGCAGGGCGTGGTAGATCTTGGTGGACTCGGACTTTTCAGAATCGGGGTCCACGTCTTTGCGTTTGACCAGCCGTTGCGACTGGCGCGGCGATTCCGGCTTGCCGCGCTGGCGCAGCAGCCAATCCTCCAGGCCAGCGTTGCGGGCTCGGCGGCAGAGTTGGCCGATGCTCGCCAGCGTGGCGCTGGTGGCCTCGTCGTCTTCGAGTTTCAGTCTCAAAACTGTGAAGGATTTCATGGGCCTGCGCCTCCTTTTTCTTCGCGCCCTTCTGGGCACGCATTACCTCGCTCGCATCACCAAGCCTCTTAGTCATCTATTGCGCCACATCGGCAGGGGGTGGGCCGTGACGCATAGCGACCCCTCGCATCACCAAGCCTCTTAGTCATCTACTGCGCCACCAGTGGGGGCCCCAAGGCCCCTATCCCATTGCTGACTCGCATCACCAAGCCTCTTAGTCATCTACTGCGCCACCGAGTAGCCTCGCGGCAATCCGGCAGGACACAAACTCGCATCACCAAGCCTCTTAGTCATCTACTGCGCCGAAGTGGCACCGGTTCAGCGATTGCTGAGCCAAGCGGGCCACTCGCATCACCAAGCCTCTTAGTCATCTACTGCGCCTCTCGAATCGGCGAAACCGTATTGATGGGAAGGCCCTCGCATCACCAAGCATCTTAGTCATCTACTGCGCCGAATTGCTCCACCGACTGACTGGGTTCATGGGAGACCTCGCATCACCAAGCATCTTAGTCATCTACTGCGCCGAATTGCTCCACCGACTGACTGGGTTCATGGGAGACCTCGCATCACCAAGCATCTTAGTCATCTACTGCGCCTGCGGCTCCCGAACTGCTTGCGCCGCAACGGCCCAGGGGGCAGCTTTCGAGCACCCCGCGCCGTTTCGCATTACGGCGCAGTTTGGCCCGTAATCCCATCGCCGGAAGTACGTGCTCGCTGGGTAGTTGTGACACGCGAGCGGTCCCTGGGGAAACGTAGCGACGGCACTGCTCGCAGCGTACCGGCTGATCGTCCCGGACTAACTGCAGGAACCTGCGCCGGCTGCGGATCGCCACGTCGCGCCCGCAGACTTCACAGGGGCGGTTGCGCCGTTGCATCTTGCCGCTCCTTCACTCGCCGCGCCGGCCGGCGTTCGGTGCCCGCCGGCCACTGGGCTCAGGCCGCCCGGTTCTTGGTGAGCGATTCCAGCACCGCCAGCCGGCCGCGCAGTTCGCCGATCTCGCCGAGATGCGCTTCGTGGTTATTGCGCAGTTCGGCGTTGGTGCGGCGGTACTCTTCCAGGGCGGCTTTGGCCTGTTCGAGTTCGGCCTGGAGCGCCTTGGCCAGGGCCTTCCAGTTGGTGCGGGTCGCGTCGGCCCCCTCGCTGTCCGGGGCGGCCAATTCGATCAGGGCCCGGATATTGAAGCGGTATTCCCGCCAGGTCTCCAGTTGGGGGCTATAGCGGTAGGCGCGGAGCATCGCCGGCAGCGAGGGATCGCCGCCGAAGTGGCTGAATTCCTCCTTTTCCAGCATGTCCAGCAGTTTGCCTTCGCCGCCCAGGCCGTCCACGTACTGGTGGTCCTGGAGGATCTCGTTGGCCAGCCGCAGCATCTCGTAGATGTTCTGCTGGGTGTTGCGCGACAGTCCTTTGAGCTGCGCGTGTTTCTGGCTGGTGGTGGCGGTTCTGGTCTTGGTCTTGGTAGACATGGACACCTCCTGTTGCAAATGGTTTCTACGACAACGATTGTGGTATGTGCTATGTCCTATCCGGCCTGCGATCGAACGCCCGAGCGAAGTCCCTGGGCGTCTAATACGAGCGTTGGCGCCCAGCCGGAACCCATCACAAACGCCTCCGCGTCTTGGCGGCTCCAAGGGTCGCAAGGCAGGCTGCAATCCCCTCTGTCCCGCCGTGCCTGGTCCCAGAAATCGCCATACTTGACGAGATAGTCGATCAGTTCCTGCTGTGTGGCAAAGGGGGGCGATACCGGCGTACCCTCGGACACCGTTTCATATACCTGCCACCAGGTCGCTTCTCCTTCTTTCCATTGCGGTCGGTGTTCATCAGGGTGGGGCGGGGTGCCGTTCCATCGGCAAAAGGCCGTGTAGGGCTGATCTTTTGGATACTCGTCCGATCCGTGCTGTGCGATGACCCAATCATGTTCTCCGCCGATCCATTGGGCGTACTCTGCTTGCCAGTCCGTCCAGGCGTCTTCGCATGAACAATCGAAAAGCGGCAGGTATCGTCCGTCGTGCTTGGGATGTTCCCAATTCGGCGGCACTCGCCGAAGTTTGCGTCCCATGGTCCTCCTGCTTAGTCCTTCGTCATTCCTTAGACATTGGGATTTCGTCATTCGTCCTTTCTGTCCCCCGATCCGCGCCCGCCGGGCTTGGCGATCCTGCGACCCGTATCATCCGCAGGTTTGTGGGTTTCGGCGAGAGGCTCGCGGGGCGCTTTGGGCCTCGCGACTGCTCGCCATCCGGGTTGCGAGCGCCCGGTTGTCGCAGCGGGCGCGGATCGGGAAACAGGGTCATTTCGTTCGGTTGATCTGTTTGGCAAATTCTGCCGTTTTCTCCAGTATCACGATCCGGGGCGCGACGCAGACTTTGACGATATCGCTGATCTTGATCGGCACGACGATGAGCAGTATAAGTGCAGCCGCGAATTGGGCCATGAAGCAACATATTGCGTAGTCGTTGCCATTGTCCAGAAAGTTCAGCCGCCGCCTGAGATATCTGGCGGCCGCGATGCTTGCCACTGCTACAATCACGGCGAAGGCCACCGCCGCAACGCTCGACCAGAAGTACCAGGCCAGATACTCCTGGACCACCAGCGGGGCCTGTTCGGACACAAAGCCGGCGGCCGTGCCGGTGGCCGACTCCAGAGAATCCAGGTACTTGGTCAATCGTGAAAGCAGTTCGTCGTTCATGGTTTTATCCTTCGTCATTCCTTATTAGGCATTCGGCATTGGGATTTCGCGATTTCTTCGTCAGCCGATCTTCCGGGCCACCTGCCGGGCCCGTTCGCGGTCCTGTTCGGCGTACAGTTCCGTGGTCCTTAGATGCTGGTGCCCCAGCACGCAGCGGGCGGCTTCGATGCCGAACCGGTGTTCGATTTCGGTGCCAGCGGTATGGCGGAACTGGTGCGGGTGGACGCGGGCGATGCCCAGGCGGGCGCAGGCCCGATAGATCGCGTTGCGGTAGCTGGTGGGGCTGTAGGGCCAAATCTTCTGGCGGGTGTCCAGCGGCAGGTGGCGCTGGATGATTTCCACGGCCTGCGGCCCCAGCATCACGACGCGGCCCCGAGTCCCGTCCTGATCCCGGTAATCGGTCTTATGCTGTCGGAGGTGATATTCCCAGGGCTCGGTGCCGGTGCGCAGGTCGCAGGGCCGCATTTGGCACATTTCGCCGCTGCGCATGGCGGAGCAGCATTGCAGCCACACCATGTCGGCCAGCACGGGCTTGAGGCTGGCCAGCAGGGCGGAGACGCTGGCCGGTTCGGCGGGCATCACATGGCCCTTGCCTTCGCGGCAGCAGCCCGCCCGGCCGCGGGCCAGGGGCGACACGGCGGTCAGGGCCTGCCAGACGGCGACGGGGGCCAGTTCTTCGGAGACGGCCCAGGCGAAGATGCGCACGAGGCGGCGAACCTGCGCATTGACGTATTGGCGGCACCACGGGCGCGCAGCAGTCCCGCTAGCCAGCGGCCAGCCGCCTGCCACCATGCTTTCTCGAACCCTCTTAAGGGCACGCGGTCCAAAATCAGCAACGAGGGTCTCGGCGTCCAGGGCAGCGGCCAGGCACGACGCGAGGCTCTGGCTGTGGACGACTTCCGACGGATTCCGAAGGTAGGTCCGGCGGGCGTAGGCGAGGTACTGGGCGAAGAGTTCATGGATGGTCAACATGGGTGCCTCCGATGTTGCTAGGTGTCAGTCTAAGGCTGGTCCTCCTACCGTTCCCTCCCCGGCAGGTTTCCGAACATGTCCTGCAGCACGTCGGGGAACGTTTCGCTCGCCGTCTGGTGCAGGCTCAGCAGTTCGTCGCTGCGGCCTCGCTCGTAGGCTTTGCGCAGTTCCTTGCGGAAGGCCGGCACGCTCATGCGCATGATCGTATGCTCGATAGTCAGGGCGCCGTTGGCCGCCGCCAAGCGACTCCAGTAGTCGTCGAAATCCGGGGCAGCCGGCACGTTGGGGATATCGGGACTGTCACCAGCCATAGAACACCTCACCGCTGACGGGGCAGATCACGGTTTTGCCGGAGGCTTGGGCGATGCGTTGCGCCTGGCGCGGGCAGGACTCGAACATCACGCTGCAGTCGGCCCGGCGGAAGGCTGCGCCCTTGTGCACTGCCGGGTCGTAGAACCGGTCGCGTTCTTGCTTAGTCAGCCACGGTCCGAAGCGGATGTCCTGCACGTCCACGCCGTAGCGGGCCAGCCAGTCGCGGGTCGGCTGTTCGTAGCGGGTCAGCCGGGCGGTGATGATCAGCGGCACGCGATGGGGGCGGGGCAGCCAGCGGGGGAGGACGTCCTGGAGCCATTGCCGATACGCCGGCCCGTCGTCGTCGTCTTCGGGCGGGCACTCCTGGCAGATCATGCCGTCCATATCGAAGGCGCACTTCTCGACCATCTCCGAGCCGAAGCAATGCCACTCGAACCAGTGCGGCATGACCCAGCAGCGGCCTGCCAAGTCGATCTTATGCCGGGCGGGCGGGTGGACGTAGACGGCGGCGGTCAGCAGGGGATCGAAGCCGTTGCTGCGGCACACGTCCACAGCCCGCTCCATTTCGGCGCCCGTGCAGACGGAATCGTCCACGAGCAAGGAGGCGGCGCGCGGGGCCTGGCATCGCTCCAGGCGTTCCAACTCCCGCGCCCGCCGGCCTCCGCCCAAATTGACGACGCAGTGCTCCATCACGGCGTAGAGCGGCAGGTTGCGCAAGGTGGCGATGGTGGCGGCCACCTGGAGTCCGCTGCGCGGGATGCCGATCACGGCCCCGACGTTGGCTGGCACCCGGGCGGCCAACTCCAGCGAGTCGGCCAGCAGGTGTTCTCGCGTGACCCAGCGGAGGCGGGGATCGTGCATCTGGGCCGGGTCGGGCGGGTGCTCGCGCATCCGCCGGGCCTTGGCGCCGGCCTGGAACCCTTGCTGGAAGGCCAGACTCTGACGCTCCCCGCTCGGACTGTCCGGGCAGGTGCCGCGTTGCGCCCCGTCGGCGGCCGCGCGGAAGCCCCGCTCGAATTCGGCGGCTGCCTGGGCGGGACCGAGGATGGCGGCTGGTGCATTAGACATTCGTCATTCGACCTTTGTCATTTTAGGTCATGGATCCAAGCGGCGGCGTGGTTGGGACCAGCCGGGCTGGACGAAAGCCGGGTCGGGCGGCGACTCGGCGGGCGAGGGCGGCTCGGGCAAGTTCAGGCTTTCCAGTTCTCGCAGAAACTCCTGATGCCCTTCCTCGGTCAAGTGCGACTCGTACTCGTTGAAGAAATCCTCCTCCCAGCGGACCAGGCATTTCTGCATGGGTTTGCCGACCAGGGCCGCGCCCAGGCTGCCGGGCGTGACACGGATTCGCAGCAGGCGGCGGTGGCGGGTATCGCGGACCTCCACGTCCACATAGGGCGACTCATGCGCGGGATGCACCGGCTTGATCGTCAGCCGGCCCGTGTACTTCATCTTGCTGCCGAAGTTTTCATTGCTCATTTTTCATTGCTCATTTCTAATTTCTCATTTGTGCCTTCATACCCGCAGCAGCCAATCGGTGGGCACTTGGAGCACTTTGGCCAGCCGCGCCAGGACGGCCACCGACGGCAGCCGTTCGGCGTGCAGGATATAGTGGATCTCGCTGCGGTGCTCGCCTGCCTGGGTGGCTAGTTGGGACGGGCGCAACTTGCGTCGTAGCATGATTTTCTGTAAATTACTGGCTAGGGCGCCGCGGACCGTCTCGTCACTGGGCAGGCCGGGGATGCCGGGAGGTCGTGTCATTGGTCGTTGCTCCGCGATTTGCGTTCATTGTACGGAACGTCGGGAGCGTGTCAAGAGGGCCTGTCAAGCGGGCCGGGAAAAGAACGGAGGCGAGGAGATGGCGGGACGATGCCGATGGTACCTGGCAGCGGACACAAGGCAATTTCCGCGAACATCGCGGAATTGATGCGTAGTTGGAAGGAAAAGGGTATGATGGGCAATAGCAAGCCGCGCAGCGCCAAGGACGCGCAGAAGATGGCGGCGGCGATCGCTTACGAGCACGCGCGGCGGACCAGCAAGAAGAAGTAGAGGGGCCTGCGGGCTCCGGGAGGCAATCATGAGATCCACGGCAGAACGGCTGCGCGAGGAGCCGCCGGAGAACCCCTATCGGGCTCCGGCGGAGCTACCCGCGTTGTGGGCGGAGTTGGTGGAGGAGGAGACGGAGCGGCCGCGTCGCGGTGGCGCGGGGCGAGTGCTGGGCACGCTGGCCCTGTGCATCGCCGCCCTGGTGGTCTACTGGGCGGCCATGTGTGCGCTGGGCGAGTGGCTGGAGAGTTGGTAGGCGCTAGAAGCTGCGGCGCAGATTGCGTTGCTTCTGAACCTTCTCGCGATCGGTCCCCCAGAGCCAATCCCAGGGAGTCCGCGTCACATCAGACACCCGCTGGCGAAATGCTGGGCTCACAATGGACGCTGCGGTTGCGATCGGAGTAGCCAGGGCGCCGCTCAAGATCGCATCGCCGACCGCCTGTCCCCGTCCGCTCCAGAGCATCATTTCGCGGACTTTATCCTCGGGGATTCCCGCCGCGATCGCTCGCTGGCGCATGTCGTCTGGGGTACCGCCGCTCTGGGCGACTTCCGCCATGATGCGGTCGTAGCGTTCCTGGTCCGCTTTGCCGCTGGAGGCAGTTCGTTGGCGCGCCGGCGTCGGCGCGCCGCCCGCTGCGGCGGCGCCCGCCAAGGCCGGAGGCAGGCCGATGCTTTGGCGCCACAGATCGCGATCTTGCAGCTCTAACTCCTCGCGCTCTACGGCCGGCAGCGTGGTGTCTTTGAGCCTCTCGGCGATCTGGGCCCGCTTCGTTTCCAGGCCCTTTTCCGTCTTGCTTTGCGTGGCATGTTCGCGCAGGATATCGGCCTGGTCTTGCTGCGGTTTCGCGGTGACTTTAGCCTGTTCGAGGCCGGCGGCGTTAAGGAGTCTGGCCTGCTCGATCGCGTTCGCCCAGCCGCCCTGGGCGATGTCCATCTTCGTTTTCCGTTCGAGCTGGTCGGAGGCGAACTGTTGTTGTTGGTCCAGGAGTTTCAGGGCGGCCGGGTTGCCCGTCATGATCTGCTGTTGCAGCCAGGCCTGCTGGTTCTGGGCGGCGCGGGCCTGCTCGGCTTCGAGTTGCTGGCGTTTCATCTGCTGGATGGCTGGGCCGCGCTGCAGGAATTCCTGATTGCGGCGAAGCTGGACGGCGTTGTAGCGGGCCGCCGCATCGGCTTTGGCGGCGGCCAGCGCGGGTGGATCGGCGTTACCGGGTAGCGCTGGGGGGACGATCTGGCCGGGTTCCACTCTCATCATGCCGCCGGGGGCCGCTTGGCCGACCATTTGCTGCGGTTGCGGTTGCTGGAAGCCGGGCGCGAGGGCCGGCGGGGGCTTTTGCGACCAGTAGCCGCGGGAGTCGATCACCACGCGGTCAGGTCTCTCCATCAATTCGATCCCATCCGGGCCTTGTTCAATGGGAAAGCCGACGTTCGTGAGATCCGGCCGGCGCAAGCTGGCCTGGGTGCCTTGCGCGATGTTGAGGGCTTCTTCCGGGCTCAGGCCGGCGGGTGCGGGGCGGGGGCCGCGGGCGGGTCCGCCGACGCCCATGATGGGCATTACGCTGGGGCCGGCGGCGCCGCGGTAGACGCCGCCCACGAAGCGGCTGCGCCAGGGGGAGACGGGGCCGATCTCGCCGCCCAGGTTGCGCCAATTCTGGACCAGGCGGTTCTCGCCCAGCAGCGGTTGGCCGCCGGGGGCGGACAATACCGGCTGTGCGGGCAGGCCGCGGGCCAGGGCCTGGTTGGTATCGACGGCCACCTGGGTGGCTGCTCGTTCCCGCCAGGACGGCAGCCCGGCGGCACCCGCACCGGCCGCGCGGGGCGGGAACGCGGGCAGGGCGGCAGGCGCGCCGCCTCCGACCAACGGGCCAGCTTGAGCCGGATTGCGGAAGTTCCAGCGGCCGGGCCGTTGCCGCTCAAGCGGGGCAGCTTGATCTGGATTCACAAATTCCCAGTGTGGCATGAGAAAACTCCTTATAGCCCGCCAGGCCGAACGGCTCTGGGGCGGGCGCACCGCAAGCGGATATCCACCCGGTTCGATCCACGGCATACGCGAACGCGACCAAAAACCTCGAGGTTGTGGCGGGGGATGGGGGCGTGGACCCTCTCCCGTGGAGACAGCGTCGGTGCCGGTCGGCCAAAAAGCGACTGGTTGCCGAGGCGTCCGGGACGGAGTCGCGCCCAATGCCTGCAGCGATTCAGTCAGACTCGGCAGTTGATTGTTGGCGGGAGGACGCCGAAGCCGGCCGATCTGATTGGTCCATTGTGGATTGTCGGCGAGGAGTTTGTCGATATCTGCTCCCTCGAAGACGCCATGCTGTGCGGCTTGTTGGCGGAGCCAATCCGCGCTGGGACGATAGTCGGGGTTTAGCGGGACGGGTGTATCTGCATCCAATACTCCGTGCCGCTTGGCCGCCTCGATCTCGGCCAAGTGGCCCGCCAGAGTCGCGCCCAGTTCGCGCGTTGCGACCAGACCAGTAAACGGTCCACCTTGCAGCGCGTGCGTGCCTTCATGAGCCAAGGTCGCGATATTGTAGGCTTTGCTCTGCGGCAGGATGACCTGCCGTTGCTCGGGAGCATACGAGGCCACCGGCCCCGATACAATCTCTGGGTACTGGCCAGCAAACATGGATCGCAGAATGTCGGCTTTGTGGCGGGCCAGGTGGCAATCGGGAGCTGGCCTTGCGCATCATCTCACGCGGTCGAGCGTCAGGATCTAACTGTAGGTACAGCCAATCATTGGCGCGGTCGGGGTCGACCAGCCGATTGTGTAGCTGGACGAGAGAGGTATGCCGAGCGCCGTATGGGAATTGGCTTGGCACTCGCTACTCCTTCCAGACGATTGGGCCGATCACGCCGCGCTCGTCGATGCCGAGTTGGACGTCGGAGCCGAACAGTCGGCCGTCGGGCGCCTGCCAAACATCGCGGCCAGGGAATCCCGGCAGATCGCGGCCGATTTTTTTGAATGGAATGATACCACCGCCCGCCTTCGGTGCGATGGCTGGAGGCCGTTCAGGGCGGGGCGGTGAGGGTAAGGGCGCGGGTGCGAACCCCGTTGGGGCGACCGGATTTTGAAGGAATCCGAAGAACTGGGACGGCGGAACCGGCCGTGGGCCTTCGCCCGTGTAGGCTGCGGCAGGCTCCCATGTTGGCCGGGGCATGGGGGCGCTCAAAACGCCAACGCCAGGCATCGGCATCGTGGCGGGCTTCGCTTCGCCACCGGTCAGTTCGCTGAGCAGCACGGCCAGCCCGCCACCACCCAGGCCAGCGACGCTGGCGGCCCCGGCAGCCAAGGCCCGTCGTCCCCAGGGCGAGGCTGGGCGCAGGGCCGGCGGCGGCGCGGTTGGCGAGGCTGGGCGCATGCCCGGCGGCGCAAGCGGAGCGGTGTTCAGGGCCGGCTGGACGGCTGGTTGCGTCGCCGCGGCTGCGGCACGGCGGGCATTGGCCTGGGCCACTGCTTCGGCGCTGATTGCGGGAGGCGGAGGTGGCGTCGCCGCCGGGCCCGTCTCGAAATGGTACCGTTCGCTCGGCGTCAGTTCGTATCTGTATCGCGGGTATCCGGTTTCGGGGTTTATGGGCCATCCAGGTCTCGTCCATTCAAATTCCTTAGACAAAGGGGTTTGCGATCGCACCGTGGGCAGCGGCAGTCGCGCCGTGTTCCTGGGCGCAGCGCGGCCGGAGACTGTGGGTGATGGGGCCGGCTGCGCCCACCAGGGCATGGTCAATTTGACGGTGCGGTCGTTCGGATTGGGCCGAACCATGCCGGGCAGCATCTTCAGTGGATTCTGGACAGCGAGTCTTTTGCCAAGAGGAATATCGGGAAGGTCCTCATCGGGGACGCCGCCGGAGGCCAAGTCTCGCAGCGATTGCACTTCCGGGGTCTGAGCCAGCATGCGCAGCCAGAGGGCGGGGTTCTTGGAAAAGGACTGGAGGATGTCGCGAGTAGGCATGCTACGGCTCCAGGCGTGCGGAAGGAGTCAGGGGCGAGTGGCGTGGAGCCGCGGTGCAGTGGTCCCGATAGTATACCGCTTCGGGGCGCCGATCGCAAGGCGACGGGGGCGTTGGTGAGGGCCTCGGCGCGAAAAAAACCGCGGGTTGATAAGGCCCGCGGCAGGTCACACCAAGCGGTGCGCCGAGAGGTCGAAGATCACCCCAGCAGCTCATTCATTATCCAGCGCGGGCAGCCGCCGTCAAGGCGTCCAGGCTGCCGGGAGGTGGGCCGGTCTAGTGGCCGGCGGCGAAGGCCCGCATCTCTTCGCGCCGATCCCGGAAAGCGATGAGCAACTGCAGCAACTCGTCGGGCTCGTCGCAGAGAAACGGTACGATGCGTGCGATAGTTTCGTCATCGGCATACAGGCCGCCGGCGTCCAGTTGATCCCAGGCGGAGGTGCCCTTGGCCAGCATCTTGCTGCCTGAATTAACGATCATGAAGCCCATCTCGGCCAGCTCGAATGTGGCGCCCAGGATCCACATCACCGAGGCGTCATAGCGCGTCAGGCTGACGCCGTTGATTACGATCGTTTCGTCCGATTCGGGTTTTGACATGGTGGCTCCTTTCCTTGTTGACTTGTAGCCGACGTCGGGAGACGTCGGGAGACGTCGGGAGACGTCGGGCGTTTTGGATAGCCTGCCGAATTCTCACGAATTCGGCTACGGATTCGGCTACGGATTCGGCTACGGATTGGTCAGGCGGATGTCGTCCGTCCCGTACCATCGCAAAAACTGATAGTCGGCGTGCGGCAGCAGGTCAATCCAGGGCCGCACGGGCACGCCGACTTTCTGCTCGCTGCCTTGGGCGTGGGGCAATTCGATCCGGTCCCAGCGTCCGGCGTAGATGTCGTCCAGGCAGCGGAAGCGTTTGATGGCGCCTTCGCCGGCCAGGCGCTGGTCGTCGGGGGCGGAGCGGCGTTGGCCGCCGAGGCGGTCCTGGGCGCCGCAGAGGGCTTGCAGGCGGGCGCGGGTGAAGTCTTCGTTGCGGAAGGGGATGTGGTGCAGCCAGAGATGTTCGGTGGGTTCTACCAAGCAGCGGCCCCGTTTCAAGAGCGGCGTGTGGCAGCCGCGCATGAAGCAGCCGTCGACGACGCCGTTGCGGTAGCGGTAGCAAGGGTGCTTCCAGTGTCCGTGCTGGCAGAAGGTGGGCGTGCGGCGGAGCCAGACCAGGGGCTGGAACTCGGCCGGGTGCAGACCGCGCTCGTTGTGCCGCGTGGAGCCGGGCGACGGGTAGTGGTCGATCGACTGCATGGGGACGGTGTTGCAGGTCGGGTCCAGGTGTGCCAGGTAGTCGCGGAACCGCAGGCCGCGGGGGGCGTGCAGGAACTCGTCGGCGTCCAGGCAGACCACCCAGAGCACGGGATACCGCTCCGTGCTGACGATCCGCTGCAGGTGCTGGTTGAGCAGCTTGACGCGCAGCTCCTCCTGGTAGTAGTCCGTGTGGTAGGATTCCAGCAGTTCGGCGCCGGCGGCCCGCGCGGTGGCCACGGTGGTGTCGGGGCTGTCGTTATCGAGCAGGTAGACCCGGTTGCAGCCGTGGCGGAAGCAATTCTGGACGGCCGCCTGAATCACGTCCGACTCGAACCAACTGGAGATCACGGCGTAGAGATGGAAATCGTCGCAGCCCAGATTCAGCCAGAAGTCAGCGCAGGAGTAGACGGTGGGCTGGGTCCAGCCGCTGTCGCGAGTCAGCCAGGACTTCAGGTCGTCCAGGTCGTTGGGAACCGGGGGGGGATCATGAAATGGGGCGCGGTCGGTCATGGGCAAATGCCTAAATCCCAATGACGAATGTCTAAGAAAACCAGAAGCACGAATGCCGAACCGTTCTTCTCATTGTTCGTTCCTCATTGTTCGTTTCTCATTGTTCATTGCCGGGCTTTCGTCACCTGGCAACGACTCGTCCTCGATCGTCAGTTCGACATGCTGGCCCTCCAGGTCCGCCAGGCGTTCCAGCAGATCGCAGCGGCCGATGGAGACGTGGTCCGAATCCACCGACGTGTATCCGCTGTAGCCCCAGCCCATCTCAGCCACGGCGGGGCCGCGGGCGATCTCCTCGCCGTTCAGCACGGCGCGGACGGAATCGGTCCATTTGTGTTCCATGATCTCGTCCACAAGATCATGATTGCCGATCTGGATCGCACCTTCGTTCGGGCCATCACATCGGTACGGATCGCCGCCATGGACGACACCAGAGAATGAAATACGTGTCAAGATAGCACCTTTGTCGTCAACAGGGTAGTGTGGGCAAGCACCGTGGTAAACTGGGGAGACCAAAGTAGCGCCGCGCTACTTTGCTTTCGCATTAGGGGGGTATCATCAGTATTCGAATCGGATCTGAGCCGGTGGGTGGATGAATGGTGGCTGCGTCCACCAAATGTGCCGGGGTGGCAGGGTCATCAACTGCTCCACGATCGCCCAAGGATAGATGTTGTTGAAGGTAAAGTAGGTTGCGTCTGGTAGGTGGACCGTATAGCACCAGCCAATGGGATGGGCCTCCATGAGTTGTTGGCGCGTGACCGGGCCGAAGAAGCCATGTCTCCAGGTGCGCTGGTCCAGGGTGCCGGGAGGACGCAGGGTGCCGGGTGTCAGACGCAAGGCGCCTTCCAGTTGTTTCAGGGGCAAGAAAGTTGGCTCGTCGGCATCCCAGAAATACAAGTCGCAGCAGGAGAAGTCCCGTGCCAGATGGAGGGTGAAGCGGACGCGCTCGGGCGCGCTGGGGGGCGGCGGGCCAGGCGTGGCAAGAGCCAAGGAGGTGACGCCGCCAGCGGTTATCGCGGCGCAGGCGCCGAAAAACTCTCGGCGGTCACAACGGAGCAGAGCGGTCATGTGCATGCCCCTTTCGATGAAATGACGAAATCCGAATGACGAATGCCGAAGATGGTTTCGTCATTCGGGTTTCTTTAGACATTCGGCCCTTGGCCCTTGGCCGTCGTAACTCCGGGCAAACAGACTGACGCACAAGTCGCCGTCGGGAAGCAAGGTGAGTTGGAATCGCGGCGAACGGGTGAGGGATTGTTCCTGGGCGTCCAGCAATTGGTTGACGATCCAGACGAGCATCGCGCAGGAGAGTTCCGGCACGCTGTTTTGGGTGGTGGCTTTTATCAAACATGTTCGTCCTTGCGCCGGCTGGCACCAGGGGCTGATGCGCAGGGATGCTGCGGCCTGCTGTCGGCCTTGCGGGTCATCCCTTATCAACATTTCTCGGGTGGTCTTCTCCATGTTCCCATGCCTCCAGGTTAGAACGGACGGGGTTAAATCTCGGGCGCGCGGTCATCCGCGGGGTCCTTTCTGAAATTGGTCCAGCAGCCGTTCCAGCGTAAGGCGCGCCGCCTGCAGCGAGTCGTCGCCCGGCTGGGCGCGGAAAAAATCCTGATTGTGATTGACCAAGTCGCGGATGCGCTGCATCTCCGCCTGGCTGCTTTCCAGATAATACAGCCATTCGATGGTTGTGTGGAGATCTGCGCCGTGCTGATATGGCGCGGCGTAAACTGCGCTGGCGAGAGCCGCCATGTATTCGATGGTGGCGTGGAGTTTTATGTCGGGTGTCGCGGATATTGGAAAACGGATCATGGTGGATCGCCTACAATCAAAACGGACGGGGTTGGATCTTGGGCATGATAGCCCAGGAGTACAGATCGGGTCCATTCCATCCGATGGGGGGCGTTGGCATGGGTTCCATCGGATCGTCGGCGCGGAGCCGCCAGAAGTCGGGGCCCTGGGTGCTGATGTGCTGCGTGCCCGCTTCGCGGCAGTACCAGTACCAGGGGCGGTCGTCCGGGGTGGAGCTGGCCGCCTGTCCGAAGCGCAGCCAGAACTTGATCGCCAGCCCCACGTCGTCGCCCAGGTCGCCGGCGTCGTAGCCGCCCAAGGCCCGCAGTTCGGGCAGCCGGTAGGCCCAGCAGCCGCCGTAGCCCCATTGCCAGGGGTGCAGGCCCACGCCCGCGTGCGCGAGGCAGGCTTTCAAGAGGCCCGGCCGCTGGGTCTCCAGGACGACCATGCACTGGGCCCAGGGATTGTGCTCCAGGGCCTCGGCCGCGCAGGCCATGGCCTGCGGCCACATCACGTCGTCGTCGTCCCAGCAGAGGATGGCCTCGGTGCCGGGGGACACCAGGTCGATCGCCGCGTTGCGTTTGGTGCCGAAGTCGGGGTAGCGGGTCGGGGTGGAGACCAGCCGCCAGCGGTCGCCGGACTGCGTGGGGTACTGGCCGGCGTCGTCCAAGATCACCAATTCCCGGTCGGGGTGGGTCTGCTGGAGGAAGCAGTGGATGGCGCGGCCCAGCAGGTGCGGGCGTTTGTAGGTGGGGCAGACGGCGGCGATTCGCACGGCTTGCAATTCCTAATGTCTAAACACCCAATGTCTAAGAAATGACGAAAACCGAATGACGAAGCGCGCTTAGACATTCGTCATTCGTCATTCGGATTTTTGTATTCTCGGATCCATGGCACGTCGATCCACTGGCCGTTTTCGAGCTGCTCCTGGAGGATCGGGAACATCGTGAAATCCTTAGTCCGAAGTGCGAACCGCAGCCGGCCGGCGGGGGGCCGCGCGGGTTCAGCGGGTTGCTCAGCTTCAGCGTTTGACGGCGGCGGGGGCGGGGGCGGGTCAGTAGGCGATTGAGCGCCGAGCCAAGCCAGGACCCGTTGGCGGACTTCGGCCAGGTCCAGCCCCAGGTTGACGAGGATCTTGGCGGCAACGGTTTCCCGCTCGCGCAGGATCCCCAACAGGAGATGTTCGGTGCCCACATAACTATGGTTCAGCAGGCGGGCTTCCTCGATCGCATACTCGATGACTTTCTTAGCCCGTGGCGTCTGGGGCAACTTGCCCATGGTCACCATTTCCGGCCCGTGCTGGACCAGCCTCTCAACCTCCAGGCCGATCTTCCGCAAATCGACGTCGAGGTTCTTGAACACGCTGGCCGCCACGCCGCTGCCCTCTTTCACCAGCCCCAAGAGGATGTGCTCGGTGCCGACGTATTCGTGATTGAATTTCAGAGCCTCCTGGTTGGCCAGTTGCATGACTTTGCGGGCGCGGTCGGTGAATCGCGGCATGCGAGACTCGCTATTCGACATTTGTCCTTCGTCCTTCCTTAGTCATTGGGCATTTAGGCATTCTTCATTTGGGACGCCCCACGGGGAACGGCCATAGTCGGCGCATATTCCAGGCGACCTCCGCGGGCAGCGATTCGAGCGTGCCGGCGCCGGGCGCCGCGGTGCCGGCGGGGTGGATCGCGAGGATCTCGGCGCGGACCGCTTCGAGTTCCACGCCGCAGGAGCGGAGGATCCCGGCGGCGACGCTCTCGCGCTCGCGCAGCAACCCCAGTAGGAGATGGCCGGTGCCGACGCAGGGGTGGTGCAGGGCCTGGGCCTCCTCCATGGCAAACGCGACGGCGTGCCGGGCACGCCGCGTGGGCTGGGCGTTTTCCGGCATCGGCGCGTACTCAGGGGGCGGAAACAGTTTGCCCACGGCATGTCGGATGGCCTGCAGATCGGCGCCGAGGTTCCGCAACGCCGCCAGGGCGATACAGCGATCCTCTTGCAGTAGGGCCAGCAGCAGATGGTCGGTGTGGATGTGCTCGTGGCGGTGCCGGCGGGCCGCGCACTGGGCCGACTCGATCACTCTGAGGCAGCGATCGGTGAAGCGGTCCAAGCCGGTTAGGCATTCGTCATTCGTCATTCGTCATTCTTTCGTCATTGGATATTTCGTCATTCGTCATTCTGGGGCAGGATCCGAATCACGTCGTCCTGGACAGCCAGGCGGCTGCCGTCCTGCCAGGCCGTCACAAGCCGCTGGATCTCGTCCAGTGTTGGCCACTGGCCGGGGTCGTGCGGTGCGGGCGGGGCATCGGTGAACAGGCGGGCGTCGTCAATCAAAATCACGTGCCGGCCGCGGGTGCCGTTGATGGCGCGCAGCTCCTCCAGCAGCGGGCATTCGGGGGCCAATCGCGGGCCGCAGGCCCAATGGGCGTCGAGCCAGAACAAGGCGGGCTCGCGCAAATCAGGCAGCATCTGGGCCAGCACGTTTGGCGAATTGCCCAGGTGCAGCACCACGTTGGCGAACGGCCGCAGCCGGCGGTAGGCGCGCTGGTAGGTGTCGGGGTAGAGTTCGATGGTATCCACGCGTCGGAAGTAGCCGGCGGCCAGGGCGGCGGTGTGGCCGGCGCCCGAGCCGGTTTCGATAAAGCGGGTGGGCCGGTACGTCTCCAGGATCGTCTGGAGCAGTTCGGGGTCGAGGCTGGGGGAGATGCTGCCCATGGCGAGCCCTCAAGTTCGAGGACGAAGGACGAAGGACCCGATAACGGAGGAATGAGGAATGAGGAATGAGGAAAGCAGTTCGGCATTCGGGCTTCGGGCTTCTTTAGACATTCGACATTCGGTTTTCGTCATTTTGGTTCACCAACTCCGCGGGGTCACCTGGGTGGGCCAGGGTTGATGCCAGTCGCTATAGTCGTCGCCCCACAAAGGCACCAGTCCGAAGTATGGAGCGCGGTTGCCCATCGCGTAGTAGGCTTCGGGGCCGTCCAGGCCGGGTTCGCTGATGCGCACCGGCACCTCCATGTGCCGCTTGATGCGGTTGTACACGTAGTAGGGTGGGCCCTGGATATCGACGGACGTTTCGCCGGCGAGCCGCAGCCGTTGTTCCATTTCGTAATCGTCGCCGGCATAGCAGGCGCGGTAGCCGCCGTGGCGGGCGAAGAACTCGCGGCGGTAGGCCCAGGAGGCGTGGTAGGCGAAGCGCCATGGATCGTCGCGGCTGAAGGTCTCGGTGAGGATCAGCCGGCCCTGTTCGTCGTAGTCGTAGGCTTGGCGGGGCTGGAGCCAGGGGCCGCGCTGGAGGGCCTCGTCGACGGCCTCCAGGGCGTCGTCCAGGTACAGATCGTCGTCGTCCCAGAGGGCGATGGCTTCCGAGTCGGGAGAAGCCAGGGCGGCGACGGCGTTGCGCTTCTCGCCCAGGGAGCGGAAGCGGCGCGGGATGGAGAGCAAGTGCCAGCGGTCGCCGGACTGATGTTCGTATTGGCCCAGGTCGTCCAGGATCACCAGTTCCCGGTCGGGGTGCGTCTGGCGCTCGAAGCAGCGGATCAGGCGGCTGAGCAACTTAGGCCGGTTGCAGGTCATGGTGATGGCGGTGATTTTCATGGGTCGGGATTGAGTTGGTGAGGATGAACGTTTCAGAAATGAGGAATGAGCAATGAAGAATGAGCAATGAGAAATTGCGCCCGCCGCGGGTTATCCCGATCGTTATTCCTTAGACATTCGTCATTTGTTATTCCCGGTAGCCTGCGGCGGTTGCTGGGCGCCGTGCGCCAGGCGCTTGCGCCGCATCGCGATGATGTCTCGCGCGTGCGAGATAGCCGAGTACGGCGGCTCGCCTTCGCGCACCAATCGTGCCGCTTCGTCCTGAACCTCTCGATCCCAATCGCGCACGGCCCGGTCGAACGAGTTATGGGAGAAAATTTTGACAAAGGGACAGAACATGCGGGACCACATACAGGCGTTTTCCTTTCCTTATTGTTCATTGCTCAGTTCGCTATTTGTCCGCGTAGTTCAGCCGCTCCAGCCAGGGCTGGAGCAGGCGGTTAAGCAGATCGCTGCTGGCCGGGTCGACAAAGCGGCGCCAGGTGCCGGGCTGGCCTTCGTGGACGTGGCCGGGTTCCAGCACGTCGCGCGACTCGCCGGGCTGGAGCGCCGCACAGATCTCCCGGTTGCGGTCGATGTGGCGGGCCGCCAGGATCTCAGCTTGCCGCTGGGGCGTCACTTCCCAGCCGGTCAGCGCGCTGAGCAAGCTGAAGATCTGCTGCGGCTTCTCGATCGCCGTTTCGTAGCGCAGGTGCAGCGGCAGGTGGGTCTCTTGGTACTGCTGCATGCGCCAGAGCGTGTTCAGGTAGCGGCCGGCGATCCAGTAGAGCCGTTCGCGGGGAATGACGCCCAGCCGCTCCACTTCGTCCGGGTGGCGGAACCGCCAGTGGGAGATCACGCAATCGCGGGGATCGCGGTAGACGGATAGCACGGGCACTTGCAGGTCCAGCCACTCGTGCGTTTTGATCACGCCGTCGCCCAGGGCGTCGCCGCAGACCTGCCAGATCCATGTGGTGCCGGAGCGCTGCAAGCCGAAGCAGATCAGGCGCACGTTCTGGGCGGACAGGCCGGCGGAATCGTTGCGGACTTGGTTGGGGATGTAGGCGCTGGGGTTCATGGGTTGGTCCAAATCTGATTGTAGGTGGTGGTGGCGCGGAGGCGGTAGCCCTGTTCGCCCAGCAGGTGCTTCCAGGCCCCGGACAGATCGAGGTTGGTGCCGTACTGCCGGTGTTCGATGACCAGGCATTCCGGGTGGAACGTCGTCCAGTCGTTGCCCTTCAGCACTTGGGGCTCGCTTCCCTCCACGTCGATGCTGCACAAGCGGCAGCCGGCCCGGATGGTCGGGTAGCGGGCCAGCAAACCGGCCAGCGTCTCGGTCTCCACGTAGGCCACCGCCTGTTCGTCGATGGGCCAATCCGGGCGCAGGCTGCTGAGACATCGGCAGATCCGCAGGCGGGCGTAGCCGCTGGCGTCGCTGACCGCCACGGGGGCCAGGAAGTCTCCGGGGCGCTGGCGCAGGATCGAGTACCAGCATTCGGCCAGCGGTTCGACCACGAGGCCGCGCCAGCCGCGCTGGTAGAACGACCAGGTGTTGCTGCAGTCGATGGCGTGGCCGGCGCCGATGTCGACGTACAGCCCGTCGCCGGGCAGGAGTTGGGCCAGGATCTCGTCCTCCGCCCCTTGGCTGCCGCGGCAGGTCACGGGCGGCAGCGAGCGGTTCAGCCAGCGGCCCAGGCCGAGCAGTTCGGAGCCGGATTGCTGCAGGGCGTCGGCGGTGATCAGTCCAGGGTCAGCCATTTCCATCGCTCCGCTTCGTCGAAGGGGTAGAGGTCGGGGTAGGGGTTGGGGTAGTTGGCCGGCGGCTCGCTAGGGTGCCAGGGCAGGCAGGCGAAGCGGCTGCGGCGGGCCACCAGGCCGCGGTGCCAGAAGCTGCCCTTGGGCAGCGGGCAGACGATCTTCCAGGCCCGGCCCAGCCAGCCGGCCCACCAACTAAAGGTCGATTGGCAAATCACCAGGTTCTCGGCGGCCAGCAGCAATCGCCAGTCCTGGTCCCAGGGCAGGCCGCTGATCGCCCAGGGCAGGCCCAGCTTGGGGAACTCCTGCATGAAGGGATCACCCGGATCGTCGGTCACCACCACCAGCCGTTTGGCATCGGGAAACTCCTTGAGGCAGGCGGCGTAGTCGTCCAACGTGGCGGCCAGGCAGCAGCGGGACGGGTCGTTGGGGTTGTCCACGCCCGGCACGTAATCGGTGCGGCGGCAATGCAGGTAGACGGCGCCGGGATCGCTGCGCGGCAGGCGGCCCCAGATCGCCAGCCAGTCCCGGCGGATCTTCTGTTTCCAGCCCACCAGCAACGAGTAGTTCTGGAAGTAGCCCTGTTCGATGTGGATAGGCCGGTCGCTGCGCAAGCTGGAGAAATCGAACCAGTGGTCGCAGCAGATCCGCTGGACGTGTTCGCCCTCCAGTTTGCGCTCGGACAGCACGCGGCCCGCCGTGGGGGCCATGACGATGGCGGGCAATTCGCTCCAGACCACGGGCTGGCCCCGCTTGTTGACAAACTCGATAGGTGGCGAGTAGGCCAGGCCGGTGCGTTCGGCCAGGATCTTGCAGACCACGTAGGTGAAGAGTTGGTTGCCGAACTGACCGATCATGCGGGCGGTGATCATGAGCTACGCTCCGAGTCTTGAGGCACGCCGCGCTGGCCGGGGATGTGCGCGGGGTAACGAATCGCGCACGAGCCAATTGCTCCACAGACCGCGCAGATGGCGTTCCGCCTTCAATTGGATTTGACGAATGCGCTCGCGGTGTACGCGAAAGATACGAGCCGTTTCTTCTAGGGTATAGGGGCCAGCGTCAGTGAGCCCATAGCGCAGTTCCAGCACGGCACGTTCGCGGTACGACAGAAACCGTAACAATTGAGGCAGTGCCACGATGAAGTCAGGCGTGGTGTCCATTACCTTGCGTGGCACGCCGCGAATAATCAGGCTTGACATTTCAAGTCCTCCTGCACCTGCGACTCGATCCAGGCGTAGGTTTCGGCCAGGCCTCTGCGGAGCGGGGTGGAGGGTTGCCAGCCCAGTTCCTGCAGGATGCGGGTGTTGTCGGAATTGCGGCCCCAGACGCCCTGGGGCTTATCCAGGTCGTGGCACTTGATGACGGAGACTCCGGCGATCTCGGCCACCAGGTCCACCAGTTTGTTGATCGTGACCAGTTCGCTGGAGCCGAGGTTGATCGGCTCGCGGATGTCGCTGGCCATGATCTTCAGGATGCCCTCGATATTGTCGCCGATCCACATGAAGGAGCGAGTGCGGGTGCCGTCGCCCCAGATGTCGATGGGGTAGGGGCCGGGGTTGCCGGATTCTTGGCCGCGGAGTTTGGCTTCGGCCACTTTACGGCAGATGGCGGCGGGGGCTTTCTCTCGCCCCCCAGTGTAGCTGCCATGGGGCCCGTAGGAATTATGGAATCTGGCCACTCTGGTTTCCAGGCCATAGTCCTCCATCCAGTGGCGGGCCAGCCGTTCGCTGAACAGTTTCTCCCAGCCGTAGCCGTCCTCGGGCATGGCGGGGTAGGCATCCTCTTCCTTGAGCGCCGGCACGTCGGGGTGGTTCTGTTTGCCGGCGGCGTAGGCGCAATTATGTACGGCAAATCCGTGCGCCGTATAGGAAGGGGCGTCCTTCACTTCTAAGTTGTACACAGTGCAATCCACCAGGAATGAGTCGACAGACAAACACCGATTGTGGATCGTTTCATCCGTAGGCGGCGGAGGCGGACAATCGTTCGTCACGCAGAGGTCGCATGCCCTCTGTCGCGACGCCTGAGAACCGACCGTGTAGAGATTATGACAGTCTACTGTTGCGCGGATGGTACGATCCGAAAGAACTGAGGCGCGGGAGCGCATGATTTGGACGGACGTTTGAATCCCGAGCGAGAGCAGAATGGCGCGCATATCAGCAGCGAGCCGGTGCGACGCCGTGCCAATGCCAATGCTGTCAGCCGACTCGCCCGAGCGGCTCCTGCGAATCCAGCCGTCTCCTAACCACCAACCGCGGACGAGTTGCTGCCGAAAGGCGAAGGGACCCGTGAACAACTTTTCTCCCACGCATTTGGAGTAACAATCCGCTTGCGCGCTCGCGCTCTGGTAGCAGTTGTCGAGAAAGAATTGGGCCAGGAGATTGCTGCAAATGCCGACCTTACACGACTTTTGTCCCCGCGTGTTATCCCAGCGGCGGATGCGCTTGTCAGGAATTCCGAACGTTGCTCCCAGCAGTGTCCGCACGCGATCAACCAGATTTGCTTTGCGGCCTTCAGTTCCAAAGGAAAAGAGCACCCGCTTGGATCCATGGGGGGGCGATTCGACCCATCCATCGGCCAGGAACAAGCCAACCAATTCTCCGAGGGCCGCGTCTTGGGCGACGATTTCCTTGGTGACGGGATCACAGTGCGATGGAAAATGGCCGCGGGAAAATGAATAGGGCGTTCCCAGCGAGGCGCCATGCGATGCAGCGAGCTTGTACAAAGGCTCGTTGGTTCCCGCCAGGACGGCACGGCGCAGACGAATCAGACGATGCAGGTCCATCTGAAACCTGCGAGCTGGCGCATCCAAGTTTGGGATCGGCAGTCGCAAGCGATGACCCGCGAGAGATGAGGCAGGTATCCATTGGCCGTCCGTAGTGAGAAAACGATGATCGGGCGTGACGCACAAAGGCGGTAGCCCTGGACAATGTACAATGGACAGGGGCCCCTGGTAGCGGCGGGACATTGTGCGGGTCACCTCCGCGAGTGTTCCATCAGCGGTGACTACGCGATCGCCGACAGCAATCTCTTCGATGGGGATACTGCCCCTCGCCGTGGTCACTCTCGTTCCCGCGGGAAAACATGCCGAGCTGCTATAGAAGAACCGCTGGACGCGATTCGCGTACGCGGCCTTGAGCATCTGGGCGGAGATCAGCACGTTCATGGCGCAGTCGCACTTGTGCGTTTCGATGGTCCCGATGCCGCCCATGAAGGCGGCCAGGTTGTAGACGTGTTCGATGCCGAGGCAGCAGGCGACACATTGGGCGTAGTGGCGCAGATCCCAGGAGGACCAGTTGTCGGCGCGGATGTCGTACTGCCACCAGTCGCTGCGTCTTTTGACGTCCACCGCGCGGACTTGATGGCCGCGTTCCAGCAGGGCCTTGACGAGATGTCCGCCGATGAAGCCACCGGCGCCGGTCACGAGAGTTTGGGTCATAATGTGGTGTTCCTCCAGAGAAAGTTATCGCCGGGGTAGCCTCGCACAAACTCGAAGCCCGGCAGCAGATCGCAGAGTTCAGGCAGGCTGGCCTGGCCGTGGTAGTAGGGGCGCTGGTGGCATTCGCAATACCACCAGCGGATGCGGCGGATGGTCTGCTGGCCGCCGCGGAGCACGATGGCTTCGGCGCCCTGGACGTCGACCCAGGCCAGGTCGAAGACGCGCAAGTCGGCGGGCCAGAGATCGTCCAGCCGGTGGGTTTCCACAGTCACAGCCGGCTGGAAGCGGAGCCAGGGATCGTAGCTGGTGTGTTTGTCCGGCGCCAGCAGGGAGCCGCTTTTGTCCCACGGCCCGTAGTCGTCCCAGCCGGGCGCATCGCCGTCGGATGGATGGAAGGGGAGCCAGTCCTTGCGATCCGCCAGGGCGAAGGGCCAGAGGGTGGCTCGTTCGTCGTGGATCCGATCGCACCAGCGCTGGCAGGCGCGCGGATCGCACTCGAACGAGTGGATGCGGGTGTCGGGGTGGGGGAAGGCGGTCAGGAAGGCGGCGGTGTCCTCGCCGTCGTTGGCCCCGATCTCCAGGATCTGGGCGCAGTCGCTGCCGATCAGTTCGCGGGCGGATTGGGGGGTGAAGGCTTCCATGCGGCGTGGTTTCCGGGTGGCGAATGATGGCCTAAAGAATGAGGAATGAAAAACGAGCAATGAACAATGAGGGAAACGGGTCCGTCATGCTGTGCGTCTGGCAAACGGGACTTTGAGTGAGATCATGGCTGCCCTCCGGGAGTCAGAAGACACGTTTCCAAAGCTCGCCCCTGGTGATCGCATCCGCGCGACGCTAAGACTTCGCGGACTTTTGCAGATTCTTCCGCAGGAAGACGCACAAATAGGGTGAATCGCTTGCAACCTGGGGCGCGTTCAAACCGAATGATCGGGTCTGATGGATGCAACACGGTGGTGCCGTTGTCGAACAATGGGCATCCATGGGCGAAATCGGAAAGCAGGGCGTTGATCGCATCTGCCATCTGCGTGAACTCACGGTCGTGGTCTGCGTTCATCTCGGCAAACGAAACGGCTAGACGATTGCCCACTGGGTGCATGTCGTCCTTGACAACTTCATAGTGGACCGACGGCACGTCCGAAAAGGTGTTTTCGCCAGACGATCCAGATCCCGACTGCATGTGTCGCGCCGCGACATGGGGACACGGGTCGTTGCGGAAGTGATAAGTTGCGCAGTGCGGACAGTGGATCATGTCGCCCATCTCTCGGCCTCCTATGGTTGCGGTGGATCCAATTTCAAATCGTAGCCGAACCGGTGGGCGTCGGGCCAGGCCCAGGCGCAGGCGGCGGCGTAGGGGACCGGGTAGTCGCCGCACAGTTGCTGCCAGGGCGGATGCGGTTTGGGGTAGGGCGGCGGCAGCGTCACGGTGTCCTGCAGCAGCGATTCCAGGTCGGCCTGGAGAACCTCGAACCGCACCAGCACGTCGATGCGCTGCGACCAGCCCAGCAAGCGGGTGATGGTGTAGCGATAGAGCCAACTGAGCATGTCGTCGCGGTCCTGGGCCACCGCCAGCGCGAAACCGACGAACGAGAGGAGATCGGAGACGGCATCTGGCTCATGTTGGCTATGCCACCAGAGCCAATGGCGCCAGAGTCCGGTGAGGCGGTCCAGCGGATGGCGGACCACCAGGGCCAACTTGAAGTCCTGGAACTCGCTGGCCAGCCGGCAGCCGTGGTGGTCGTAGTTCTGGCCGTCGGGGCTGGGGGTCCAAACGGTCTGGCCGCCGTAGCGGTCCCCGCACAGCGCCTGGTGGATGTGGCGGCTGGCGGTGTGAGGCGGCGTGGCCAGCACCAGTTTGCGGGACGGGAAAACAATCATGGCCTCCTGCCTCCTCAATGACGAAATCCCAATGACGAATGTCTAAAGAATTCCTAAACCTCAATGACGAAAGCGGTTTCGTCATTCGCCATTCGTCATTCGTCATTCGTCATTCCTTAGACATTAGGATTTCGTCATTCGTCTTCTCACCGGTACCAGACTTTGGCGGCGCCGGGGCAGATGACTATCTTGCCGGTCTGCCGGTGGATCTGCTCGGCCAGCGCCGGGGACGACTCGAACATCACGCCGCAGCCCGAGCGGGCGAACTCCTGGGCCTTCCAGCCGGCCACATCGGTGCGCTGCTGGGCGGTGTCGGCCGGGTACATGGTGAGCCGGGCATAATTGATTCGCCAGCGGGCGAGCCACAGTTCCGTTTCGTGACGATGGGATTGTACACGAGAAGTGAGGATCAAGGCAAGAGGGTATGCGCGCACGGGGTAGCGGATGCGGGCGGCGGGGAGCCATTGGCGGTAGAGGTCCGGCTGATCGGTTTCCGAGACCAGGGGTTCTTCGCAGATTACGCCGTCCAGGTCCGAGCAGGCTCCGCCGGCGAACTGCATCATGTGGCAGGCGCCTTTGAGGCAGGAGTTGTTGAAGATATTCCACTCCAGGATATGGGGGCCTGGGACGTGGACTCCGTAGAGGTCCACGTGGCCGGGGTTGCGGCAGTAGACGGCGCAGCGCACCACCTGGTACTGTTTGAGCAGCGGGGCGGCGTGCCGCATGGCGATGCCGGAGAAGGTCGTGTCGTCCACCAGGGCCACTTTGTTTAGCGCGGTGGGCAGGGTCGCTTTGCGGCTGCCGGATCCCACGTCCACCAGGCCGCGGGCGAAGTCCAAACTGTAGAGGGGCAGGTGCAGCGTGGCGGCGATCTGGGCGGCGGGGATCAGGCCGCTGCGGGGGATGCCGATCACGGCCGAGAGGTCGGCGGGCAACTGGGCGATCAGGCGGGCGGTGTCGCGGGCCAGGTCGGCGGTGGTGATGAAATGCAGTTCGCGTTCGGGCCAGCGCGGCGGGGCGGGCCAGAGCGGCGGGGGCGTGGCCGGAGCGGGCGGGCGACGGTGCGGGCAGAACCAGCAGACGGGCAGGTCCAGGGCGGTCAGGCCGGTTTCGGGCGCGTCGCGGCGCGGCCGGTAGGATTCGGAACTGCGCGAGCCATTCGGGAAGAGCAGGTGGTTGGGGCCGGCCTTGGACGGCATTTTCACCACGCACTTGCCACTGGGCACCTGGGGGCTGGCGCAGGCGAAGACGGACGCGGCGCCCTGGCAGCCGCAATCCAGCTTGGCCAGCGCTTCGCCAGCGCGGTCCAGGCATTCCAGGTCCAAGGGATTGGGCAGGTCTCGCCGCGCGGAGCGGCCTGGCGTACTGGCGCGGGCTGGCCGTGGGGCATGGCCCAGGGCATCGTGGGGGATCGGGATGCCGCGTTGGCGGCGGCGTTCGGCCCATTCGGCGCGGCCCATTTCGTCATTCCTTAGACATTGCGCACTTCGGCCTTCGTCATGCGGAGTTTACGTCCCGGCCGGGCAATCGGTGCCGGTCACCAGCGTCTGATCCCATTCGGTGCCCAGGCAGAGCACGCAGACGGCCTTGAAGGTGCCGGCCAGGTTGGTGCTCTGCTGGTAGACGTCGATCAGGACATCCTCGCATTCGGCGTTGAGGATGGTGGTCCAGTCGGCGGTGACGCACTGGCCGAGCACGCAGGCGGTGCCGCGTTTATACTGCACGGAGCAGCCGGTGATGCCGCCGCTGCCGTCCGTGCTTTCCGTGACCCGCACGTCGGACACGAAGGTGCAATCCGTGAGCGTGATGATGGTCTCCTGTTCGGCGGAGTCGCAGATCCCGCCCCCGCAGCCCTGCAGGGCCACTTGTTTGACCACCAGGGCCCAGATCGTGCAGTCGCTCTGGCCCACATTCATCAGCAGGCGGCTGACCAGATGGTGCTGGACCTGGACGATCTCCCACTGCCGTTCGGTTTCGTTCCAGGCCAATTCCACCCGGTCGTTGACGCAGCCGGCCAGCCGGTTGGGGTTATCGACGACGGTGGGTTGGGGGCTGATCTCCCAGGTACACACGTCCAGGGCCACGGTGTCGCGGATCTCGGCGGTTTCCTCGCTGCACAGTTTCGTGCGCAGGTAGGCTTCGGCGCGCATGGCGCGGGGGGCCACGGGCACCTTGAAGACGCATTCGCCCGGCATGGCCACGGCCATCACATCTTCCTGTTCGACATCAACCGCCAGGGCCCGGTTGGCCAGGTTGCAGAACGTCAGGTAGCAGATGGTGGCGACCGGATCGCAATCGGGTTGGAGCGGGTCGACGTTTCGCAGCAGCACCAGGCCGCTGCCGGTCTCGCCGCAGTCGACGGTTTCATAGACGCGGACCCGGCGGGTCAGGCCGTAGGGCACGGCGGGGATCCAGGCGTTGTAGTCGCAGTTGTCGCGTTCCACGAGGAAGATTTCATCCACGACGGCGAACAGCCAGCAGAGCGGGTCGCTGACCCAGATCAGGCCCCGGTCGGGGTCGTCCTGGTGGGTCTCGCCGGGACTGCGGTGCTGGGGCTGGACGTAGCCGCCCTGGCCCAGCGGGATGCACATGGTAGCCCGCACCCAGAAGCGCTGGGAGCAGTTGTCGTAGCGGGTCACCCGTTCGGTCTGGGAGAGGGCGTCGTAGTCGCCGTCGGCGATGAAGCCGCAGAGCCGCGGCCAGAGGTAGAACGAGCCGGCCATGATCCCCAGGGGCAGCCCGGCGGCCACGGGGTAAGCCACCAGGGCCAGCATGGGCGAATCCTTGGTGCCCGGCTTGCCGTAATCGCCCGACGGGATCGGGCAGGGGCCGTTGATGACCCAGGCGCAGGGCTCGTTCTGGAGCGGCACGCTGACGTGCAGCACGGTGCGGCCGTCCTGGGGTGTCTGAACGCCGTCCTTTTCGGGGCGTTCGGAGTCCAGCACCTGGCAGGCGCCGAAGGCCGGGATGGTCTCGCTACCGACGTTTTTCAGTTCGATCCAGCGCTGTTGGCGGGCCGGGGCGCGAGGATCTTGGGGGATCATGGTTGGTCCTAGCGGGTGGGGGTGTAGTGGTGCGTGCCGCGGGTGATGGGGGGCAGTCCGCGGCCCAGCCGGTAGCGCAGCCAGGCGATGTTGCCGGTGAGGGCCATCGGCAGGGTGCCGCTGTAGATGATATCGGCCGTTTCGGCGATCTTATCCCAATGGTCTTTCCAGGCGTCCAGGTAGATATCGGCTTCTTCTTTAATGGTTTCTGTATTTGTGCGTACTTCGCCGGCTTTGCAGCCGACATAGGGCGTGATCTTGTACTCCCAGAGTTCGGGGTGGACCATTTCCTGCTCGCCGCCGCCCACCATCCGCTCGCGGCTGAAGGTTTTGCGGACCCAGGCCCCGTTCGGTTCGCGCAGCCGGAAGCCGGTGAACAGGTGCAGCGTGGGGGAACCGGCGCAGGGGGCCAGCCGGAAGACCGGGTAATCGAAGACAATCATCCGGTTCTCTTTGTCGATCGTGAAGTTGCCGGGCAAGTCGATGCACTCGCTGGTGTTATAGGGATGATCGCCGTAGGGCCAGTATTCGGCCCGCACGAAGGCGGGCTGCAGACCGGGGGGCGTATCGGCGGTGCCCGGCTCTTTCAGCTCTACCAGGTAGTCGTCCAGTTCGTACTGCCAGAGGCTGGAGACGCCGCCGTAGCCGGAGACGTTGCCGGGCACGACCTGGAAACAGCGGAAGACGGTGCGGGCGGCCAGGTGCCGCTTGTCGGGATCGACGTGGGCGAAGAAAAACGGATGCTCGTTTTCCCAGCCGCCGCTGGGCGTGTAGCTCAGGTAGGGGATCGACTTCCACTGGCCGTCGCTGTCCAGGCCGACCGGGTTCAGCAGCAGCTTGTCCTGGAACCAGGTCGGGCCGCAGGCCAGCACCAGGCGGCTGGGCCCGCGTTCGGCGGTGAGGCGGTAATCGGGCACCGTGCCGTGCAGGATGGTGGGGTCGGGCAGTTCGTCGCCCTGCCCGGTCTGGTAGATCTTGTAGCTGTCGTCGGCGGCCCGGCAGACGTGGGCGGGGTAGAGGGCGCACAGTTGCTCGAAGGCTTCCACCACCGGCGTCTCGTCCCAGTCGGCGGACGGATAGACGTCGGCCTGGAGGTAGTTGCTGTCGGGCTCGCCGACTTCTTGGAGCAGGATATTGAACAGTTCCTGCAGGGTCTGCTGGCTGGACGGCTCGATGGTATTGTCGCGCAGGCGGTGGTTGTAGCGGCCCGAGACGGTCATCCGTTCCCAGGTTTTGCGGCGGTCCCAGAGCAGCACCGAGTATTCGCGGTGGTCGCTGACGGTGTACTCGGTGCGGATGGTGGAGAGGTCCGGGACGCAGCCGCCGAAGCGGACGGGCTGGGAGTTGGACTGCAGTTCCAGCAGGCCGGGCAGGAGCTGGAAGCTGGCCGCACGGGGCAGGCGCAGCCGGCAAGTGCCGGGGCGGGGGCCGCGGGGCACGATCATGTCGACCCCCACCACGGGCAGGCCGGCGTAGTTGACGATTTGGGGGAACGTCATTTGTCAGCAAGCGAGCGAAAACGAGGAATGAAGAATGAGGAATTAAGAATGAACAATGACGAACTTCTTTCGTCCTTCGTCATTCTTCATTCTTTCGTCATTGGGATTTCGTCATTCGTCATTTCTCATCCCTTGATGTCGGCCAGCACGTAGCAGTCGTTGACCTGGCCGATCACGGCCGTTGCGCCGGCGGCGTCATTGATGGTGAGGTTGATGCGGATCTGCAGCTTGGACCCCGCCACCAGGGAGCCGGCGTTCAGGGTAAACGTTTTGGCAGCCGCGGTCAGCGAGTTGATGGTCGTCGCGCCGGTCGAGCAGATGTCGGCACTGACCGTGCCGTCGCCGTCGTCCGGGTAGGCCTCGACGTCGATGGTGGCCGTGGTATCCGCCACGGTGGTGACCATCTTGCAGTTCAGCACGATCTGCACGGTTTCGGCGGCCACGTACTCTTCGGGCAGCCGGAACGTGGTCAGGGCATAGTGGGCCGTGGCCCCGCCGTTGGATTTGGAGTCGATGGTCTGCAGTCGCAGGGAGTCGGTGCCGACGCTGCCTCGCACCAAGCCCAGCTTGCTGGAGGCGGCCGTGCCGACCATGGCCGGGGTGGCCTCGTCGGTGCGGAAGAGTTGCAGGGGCAGGTCGTATTTGGCCAGGTCGTCCTGGGTCAGCGCGGCCCGCGGCCAGGAGCCGCTGTAGGAGGTGGGGATGGCCAGGGTGCCACAGGTCAGGGTTCCGGCGGTAGTCAGGGATTCGGTTAAACTTGCCATAAGGGTAACTCCTGTGCGGAGGGATTGTCAGGAAAGGGGATCGGTTGTTCTGTTGATAGCGTAACCAAAGTCGCGTTTGAGTTGTTCCAAGGCGCCGGGAACGCCTGCCAGCGCTCGCTTCCGCGTAAACGCCTCGGTGCCCCAGGTAGCAAACAATCGCGCTGCGATGAGTGATTTTTCGTCCGCCGAAATAGCAGGATTTGTCAGCGTATTGACATCCGACATGGCGGCGCTGAGGGCTTTGCTTGGCCTGCCCTGGTAGGCATATCTGACTCGCGCCATGGCGTCCATCAGCAAGGATTGCCCTTGGGGCGTTTCCATCAACTGCCGGCCGGTCATCGGGCGGGGAGGATTCGCGGCCAGCAACTGGGCCGCCTCTTGCTTGGTTTGCGCGATCAGCGAGACAACCTCCGGGGACTGCATCAGCTTCCTTTTGGGAAGAGGTATCCCGCCGCTCTGATCGCGCCAGAGGGCCTGAGCGGTGGCAGGCAATTTCGCGAGTCCCCGGCGGCGCAGGGCCATGCCGACGGGCAGGCCGACGCCGCCGGCCAACAGCAGGGCGCCCAAGGCGCGTTGCCGGTTGCCCTCTTCGCCCTCCGGGGCGGTGCCCGCGAGGGTGGCGCCGAGCGGGGCGGGCAGTAACGATAGCAAGGGTTGGCCTTTGGTTTGGACGTCGCGTTTCAGAGCGTCGGGAATCTTGAATCCCCAGACGCGGGAGCTGTAACCTTGCTCTTTGGATCCTTCGCGGATGAGTATCTTGCGGCTTTCGGCGATCTCAGCGGGCGCGCGACCGGCTGGATTTCGCGCCAGTGTCCGCAGATCTCGCCGCGTCTGTTCGCCCATGGCGCTGGGCAGCGGTTCGATTGGAAATTCGCTGAACACACGGCCTTCTACATCTCGGGTTCCGGCGTGATATCCGAGCAGCTTTCTGAAGCCGCCACGCCGCAACGTTTCCAGGTCGATTTTGCCTTTCTGGTAGGCGTCCAGCAGTTGCTGCTTGGTGATTTCCGGGGCGTTCGCGAATTGCTTGCCGAGCACCCATTCGATTTCCTGGGGATGGGCCTTGCCTTGCAGATAGTCCAGCAATTCATCGTGGGGGGTCTGGCCGGGCCGAGTGACTTTACGGAACTCCTGCTGGGGGATGTCCTTGATCACTTCGCCGGTTTCCCGGTTGGTGATAGTTTTGGCTGGAATGATTTTGGTAGTCGCCACTTCGGGCCGTCCGGCAAAACGTTCTGGGGCGTTTTGCAAAGCCCGTTCGAGGCGGCTATAGAAAGCCGGTGGCGGCTGCGTTCCGGTGGCGGCCGAGGCGGGCGGGCGTGGGCCTCCTGGTAGCGGCACTTGCAGCGTGCCGGCCTCTTCGCGCACGACTCGTTTCAGGCTGGGCGCCAGGGCGCGGGCGCCGGCGGCGGCGCCGCGGGCCAGGCCGGGCAGGGCCGGCAGCAGGGGGGCGGCCATCAGGCCGTAGCCCAGCCCGCGCAAGGCGGGCGACAGGTCGTCCTCGCCGGCCAGCGCCGCGCCGGCGGTGCCCAAGCCGGCCGCCGTGCCCACGGCAGCGGCGGTTTTGGCGACGGGGGCCAGGCGGGCGGCCAGCGACAGGCCCTTGGCCCCGCCCGAAATCGCACGGGAGGCGGGGCCTACGAAGGGGAGCCAAGTCAGGGGATCGGTGGCCATGGCCACAGCCGTGTTGCCCAGGAAGCCCAGGTCGCGGCCGGCGAGTTCTTGGGGCGAGACGCGCTGGCCGGGGCGCCCTTTGAGCAGGCCCCGGAACAGCGCGCCGGGAGTGTCTACCGCGTAGCCCAGGCCGCTGAGGAGATCTTCGAGCAATGGCATGGCAGGAAGCTCCGAGGTCAGGAATGACGGAATTCCAATGGCGAATGACTAAAGAAGGCCGAAGCATACATCCGTGACCACCGTGCTCAACTTTCTGCCGCGTTGCCCCACCCCAGGGCCGGTTGCGGCGGCAGAGGACCCAGGAACATGGAGCCAGGCGCCAATTCGTAAACCGGGGCATCTGGGTCTGGAGGAACATTGAAAATGTTCTCGAAGGTTACCTTCCGCGTCTTCGCGTCATACACCAGAAAAAACCCCCATTCCCATTCTGCGAGCCCGTCGTCCGCCTTCCACGCAAGACCCGGGACCCCTGGCACCGGCGGGTCGAGCTGCACGCCAGAACCAGCGGGTGCGCGCGACTCTGGCTCCGAACCAGGCGTTGTGCCGGAGTCGCAGTCCGGTTGACCGTTTTCGTCCTTCGTCATTCGACATTCCTTAGACATTGGGTGTTTAGACATTCGTCATTCTTACGGTGGCGTCAGTAGCCAGGGGATAGGCGACTCGAACACGTATTCCCATTCCCAGGGGTAGTAAGCGCCCTGGACCGCGACGGGGCTGCCCCAGACCCAGTTGGTCCAGCGTTTCGGTTTGCCGGGGATATCCACGCGCCGTTCCATGTGTTCGTACTGGGAGGGCAGGATGGGCACGGCGCCGGCCAGGTAGTAGCCGGCGAAGCCGATCGAGGCGCCCGACTGGATGATCCACTGGGTGCTGGCCGGGTAGACGGAGTAGAAGAGCGTGTTGACCAGCGTCTTGTGCGAGACCCACTGGGGCCCGCAGTTGCCCACGTGGCGGATGGTTTCGGTATAGGCCACGATCTGGGATTCGGGATCCGCCACAATCGACTCCAGCACGACCTGGATATCCCGTTTGGTGACGTACTCTTCCCGCTCGCCGGTGGGCATGATCGGGCCCTTGGCGATGTAGGGGGGGACGATCACGTTCGGGCCGCTGGCGGGCATGTAGTTTTTGGTGGTGGTGCCGTCGGGGCAGAACAGGCCGAATTCGCGGCCGTTGAAAGCGTAGGCGTCGCAGATGGCTTTCTCGCGGGCCTTGATCTCTTCCCAGTCTTCGCCCAGGGCCCGGATCAGCAATTCGGCGCGCAGCACGGAGTAGTCGCGGGCGCCCCGGTCGGTCATGTGCGGCAGCTTCTCGAACGAGAAGCCGATCACCTCACCGTCCAGGTGCTGGAACGAGCCGTATTTGTAGACCATCAAGTCGGGCATCAGTATTGCTTCGATTCCAAGTCGGATTCGATGCTTTCCACACGGAGCCGGACGCGCTGCAGTTCGTCGGCCATGCGGGAGAGCAGGTGCGCGATGGCTTTGTTGGTATCGCGGACTTCCACAGCGAACTTTCGATCGGCGTCCTCTTCGGCGCCGGGGGTAGGGGGCAGGATCATCACGCCGCCGCGGACGGGCGGGGTGCCGGTCCGGGAGTCGTCCGCCCCGGAGAACTCGAACCACGATTTGGGAATGTACCGGCCTCGGGCGGCGAGTTGTTCTTCACGGGCCTGCTGGTCGCGGCGGGCGTTCTCCTGAACCCGAAGCATGGCCGCCTGGTATTTCTCGTCGGGGGTCGGTTCGCGGGCGGGCGGGCTGCCGGGGGGCTGGACATAGACGTCGGACACTTGCGTTTCGGCCATCCCTGCCGGCGCGCCGGGAGGCGGTGCAGGGCGGGGTGGGCCGGGAGACTCGCGTCTGACGGGTGGAGACTCGCGTCTGACGGGGGCCCGATCTGGAGCGCCGGCTGGAGTGCCGGCTGGAGTGCGGCTCGGTTCGGCGGGGACGGTCGGCAGGGCTTCGAGCTGGCTTTGGCGCAGGCGATTCAAGAGGTGGCCCAGCAGACCGTCGGAAGATTGGCCGTAGACGTCCGAGGGCTGGACTTCCGTCGCATCGGGGGGCGGTGGGGGCGGGGAAGCAGGCGGGAGAGCCTCGCCCAACGGGGCGGGACCAGCGTCCAACGCCGGGGCGGCAGCCGGCGGCCGTTCCGGGCGGTCGGGAGGGCCAGGACGGGACGATGGGATGGGCGGTTTGGCTGGTAGTGGTCGGGCCGCGGCTGCGGGCTGGACGGGCTGGACGGGGCGTGCCGATTCCAGCGCGGGGGTGGGCAATCGGGTTGGCTGGGCTGGCGGAGCGGGCGGAGCGGGGGGCGGTAGGGTTGGGGCCGCGGCCGGTGCAGCGGGCTGGTCCCAATCGGCGCGGGCGGGCAGGGTCACCGTCACCGGGTCAGCGGGGCGGGGAGGCGAGGCCGGGAGACCCGCGCCCACCGCCGCGTCCAACGCACGTTCGGAATCCGTGCGCGGCGCGGGGGCGGGGGCGGGGGGAACAGGGATGTCCGGGCGGGGCGCGGGCGGGGTCGGGAGACCCGCGCCTAACGGCGCGAAACCAGCATCTAACGCTGGCGCAGGTTTCGGACTGGCGGCCATCGCCGGGGGTGGCGGGAACAGATCCGCGCTGAACGTGAGCGTCTCGCCGCGAGCGTCTGAGGCTGGTTTGGGATTGGGCGCGGGTTCTGTCGTGGCAGGTGGCGGGGGAGTCGGCGGTGGAGCAGGTGGTGGAGCAGGTGGGGCAGGTGGCGGGGGCAAAGGCGACGCGAACTGTTCGTTTAGGAAAGTGGACCAGTATTCCCGGTTGGGGTCCGGCGGCGGGGCAGGGGGAGTTTGGGAAGCAATTGGAGCCGGCGGGGCAGGTGGAGCCGGTGAAGCAGGAGCGGGCGCAGCGAGCGTGCGGCCGGTGGCCAGCGTGGTCAACAGGTCGTCGCTGGCAATGTCTGGACCCGGCTGCAACGCGGGCATGGGCACGTCGGGCGCGCGGGGGATCGGCGGAGGTGTGGACGATATGACGGTCGTGAAGTCCGGCTGGCGGAAGGGGAGCGGAGCTGCGGCGGGGGCTGGGGGATTGACGGCCGGTGGCAATTCCGGCCGGATGGCCGCCTGCAATGGCGTGGCAGGGCGCTGAGATTGGGCCGGCGGGGCGGCGGGTTGCGGGGGGCTAGGGGTCTTCGTGAAGCGGACGGCCGGGCGCGGTTCGGGCGTCAGGAAGTGGTCCGATGACAGCACGTAGCGGACGGAGTCCTGTGACGGCGCAGAGGTTTGCGGCGTCGCTTCTGCGGCACTGGCGGGGGAGGTGGTTGGCACCGAGCGCAGATCGGGCGCTGGGTGTCTGGCGGGTCCCGAATCGCTGGGTGGGATAGCGGTCGCCTGGGCCTGGGTGGCGAAAGTGATGGGCGGTTCAGGCGCCAAACGATCGGCGCCGTCCCCGGTCACGGGCACGGTGCCGGAACTCTTGCCACGCATGGTGGCTGAGATTGGTTCTGGGCGGGTCGGGGTAGTCCCAACAAGCGCGTCGGGGATTGCCTTTGGGAGGGGAGGCAGTATGGCGTGGCTGGTGGGCGGGGTCGGGAGACCCGCGCCCAACTCGCTTTGGAGACCCGCGCCCAACGGCGGTGGCGGGGCCGGCGCGGAATCGGAAGCCGACGACGGGGCGTCGGGGGGTCGCTCCCAGGGGCCGGCGAATGCGGACAGGGAGAGCGGCGCGAGCGGCGGCGCGGGGGTGTCCAACACGGCCCAGATGACACGCGAGGTGACTGGTTCACTCGGCAGTGAAACGGGCGGAATGGGTGAACCTGGCTGGGGTGCTGTGGCGGGCGGGGTCGGGAGACCCGCGCCCAACGGGCGCTCAAAACCAGCGCCCAACGCGGGGGCGGGCTGGGCCGGGAGACCGTCGAGTTCCGGGGCTAGCGCGGGCTCGGGTCCCTCGCCGATCTGCACGGGTGGCAACAGCGTGGCCGTCCAGGTCGGCAGCGTTGCCGGTTCGGGCCGGGGCTGGTCGGCGCCCGGCACCATCCAACTCGGCAGGGGCGGGTAGCCCTCGCGAAACAGGGCGGGGTGGACCCAATCGTCGCTGGACGGGGTGGGGGGCGTGGGTGCGGTGGCCGGGGTGGGTGAGGCTGTTTGAGGTTGGACGATGCGCGGCTGGGGCGGTGGCTGTGAAGGCGTTGGTGATGGGGGTGCTGGCGGACTGCTGGCCAGCGGGGCAGGCGGCTGAATAGCAGATCGGCGCGGCAGGGGTGGCGGGGTGGACGGGGCCGCGGGCGGGGTCGGGAGACCCGCGCCCAACTGGCGCTCGGGGCCGTCGCTCAACGGAGAACCGGAACTTGCGTCCAACGTGGGTTCGGGACCCGCGCCGCGTTCGGCTCGCAGCGGGGCGGGTGGGGGCGGGCCGAGCGAGAAGGTCTCCTCGGCTTGCAGGACGGGGCTGTCGGTCTGGAGTGCAGGAGTCCCTGGCGCGACGGGCTGGGGCGGTGAGTCGCGGGGCGCGGCGGGCGGGATGGAGAACGGCGACGGCACGGGAGTGGAGGGACGGCGCACTGGTGGAGTGGGCGCAGCGGCCAAAGGCCGCTCAGCGGTGGGGCGCAAGGGCGCTGCGCCATCGTCGCCGGGGGCCGGGGGCATGTCGGTGGCGGCCACGGCCGGCGGGTCCCCGGCTGGGCCGGACGGTACCTCGCCGTCCGAGATTGCGTTGTCCGAGATTGCGCTGTCCGGGACGGGATCGCTGAGAGCAGGAGGCGCCGCGGGCGGGGTCGGGAGACCCGCGCCCAACATTCGCTCGGGCTCCGCGCCCGGCGCGGGCTCCGACTGCTCGGGGGTGGTGGCGGATGGGATGTCCGTGCGGAGCGCCAGCAGCGGGTTGGCGGCCGACTGGGCGATTAGGCGGTCTTGTCGCGTGGCTGGTGGCGGGCCTGGGACGGGTTGCGCGGCGGCGTCCGCGGGCAGCAATCCCGCGGTGCGCAGCAACGTTTCCAGCCGTTCCAGGCGTGCGTGGAGATCATCGAGAGTGCGGGCCATCGTTTAGCCGATGACGTTCGTCACCGTGATTTCCGGGGCATCGGTCGATTCGTCGCCATAGGCCTCGCCGCGGATCGAGAAGGCCACTTCGTTTTCGTCGTACACATGCGGCGATTCGTCGGGGACTTTGAGGTTTTCGACGTTGATCGTCGTGGAGTGCGTATCGCCGCCGTTGGTGTACGTGAAGATCATCTCGGCTGCCGCTCCGGCGTAGCCCTGGTCGTAGAGGTCCTGATTGGCCACTGTCCAGGGCAGCGCGCATTCCAGCGCGACCTTGCGGCCTGTCGGGCAGATGGAGCTGGCCGTCAGGCTGTTGGCGTAGCGGATCGAGAGGTTATTCTCGTAGGTCAGTTTGAAGGCGTAGATCTCGCGGACTTCGCCGTTGAGGGTTACGCCGCCGTCGCAATCCTGGAAGATATAGGGCGCGTACGAGGTGCCGGTCGGCAGGTCCGGTTCGCTGACGGGCCAGGTGGGGGCGGGGCTACTGTAGAAGCCCGCCTCGTCCTCGAACAGCACGTCCACCTCCAGGAGCAGCAGGTCCGGCGTGGCCTGCTCGCGGAACTGGGGCGCGCGGCCGGTCAATTCCCAGCGTGCCACGCGGCCGTCCAGGTACTTCCAGACGTCCACGTCGCGGTGCAGCAGGGCGCCGAACACGTTGGGGCAGGTGTTGGGCGAGAACACGTCCGTCACTTCGTCGCCGACCAGTTTCGGGAGCAGCGTGTTGAGATAGCCCGGGCTGGGGTTCAGGCGGAACTTGCCGTAGACGTAGTAGCCGCCGTCGCGGACGCGGCTTTTCAAGCGGTACATCTTGCCGGTGATGCCTTGGCCGCCGATCAGTCGCCCGTGGCGTTGAAAGTCTTCGGCGTCGGGAGGGAGGATTTCGTACCGTTCGGAGTTGGCGTCGAAGGTGTGGGGGCTGGCGCCGGGTTCCAGCAACAGTTTGACGAAAACGCCCATCGCGGGACAGTTCGTGCACGACATATCAGATCTCCTGCACAGGCAGATTGGCTTGAATCGCGCGCAGCCTTACTACGGGCTGCGATTGTCGTGCGACCGGCGCCATGCCGGGAGACAGAGCGCGGAGGCAAACGCCCTGTCGTCCCGGAACATGGCGCCAAGACAAAATGGGGTGGGGAGGTGATGGGCGGCGGCGTAGTGGCAAGATGGCATTTTAGTGCGATGGGGCAGGCTCCGCAAGGTAAATCTGGCCCGCCACTAACGTCCGGCGCGGCGCGTGCAAGGAGATTTCGTCCAGGGCGTGCGTCCAGGGCTCGCCGGCGGCCAACTGGGCGGTGGCGGAGCCGGCCAGCGCGATCCGAATCTGATCGGGGTGGCCCCAGATGTATTCCAGAACGCCCTCGGATGGATCGCAGGTATGGGCGTTCAGGAGCAGCAGGCCGCGGCTCAGGCTGAGCAGGATCTGGGCGGCGCCGGGGGCGTCGCCGGGGGCTTGCAGCACGGTCCAGATCAGTTCGGACCAGGAGCCGATCGGTTCCGGGCAGGGCCAGGACCAGATGAAGGGTTGGCCGGGCAGCAGGGTCAGGTCGTGAGTCAATGCCTAAATCCTAATGACGAATGACTAAGGAATGGCGAAGTTCCAATTACACGCAGCGGAGCAGGATATCGCGGACGCAGGTGCGGGCGGGCGAGCTGTTGGTGCCCACGCTGACCCGGACGCGGTATTCCGTGCCCGCCTTCTGGCCGCTGACCTTGAACTGGACGGCCTTGCCGGCCGCCACGTCCTTGTCGCGGATCGTGAGGGTTGCGCCGGAGACGGTTTTATTGGCGAAAGTCAGGTCGCTGGTGCGCTGTTCGGTGACCGTGGGGGAGCCGGTCAGGGATTCTCCGCTATCGAGGTATTCGGTGTAGTCGATGGCCACCACATCGACATCACCTTGGCTGATGGTCGGTTTCTGGGAAAGCGTAATCGGCATCGGGAGTCCTCGTGATGCCTCCTCATGATGCCTCCTCTTCAACTTCGTAATGCAGCCGGTCGTGGGGCAGACTGAAGTGACTGCGCTGGTCGGGCAGTTCAAATTGCATCCGGTCGTCGTCCAGGGCAAACTGGCTGCGGTCGTCCGCCAAAGCGTAGTGGCTGCGGTCGTGGGGCAGCGACAGTTCGGTGCCGGGCAGGCTGGGCGGGACCACTAATTCCGGCGCCCAGATGGTGGCCAGCGCTGAGGTGACGGGCAGCAGCAGCGCGGTGGCGTGCAGTGCGCCGGGGGCGGGCAGGCTGGCCAGCAGCGGCAGGCACGCCAGGACGCAGGTGGTGGCGTCCTGGATGGTGGGGGCGCTCGGCGAGGCGGCCAGCGCGGTGGCGGGCAGGGCTGGCCGGCTGCCGTCGCGGATCGCCGGCGCGGGCAGCACGCTCGATACCGCAAGCGCGGGCAGGGACAGAGCGCTGGCGTCGCGGATCGCCGGGGCGGGCAGGGTCGCCGCGGCGGCCAGGGTTGGCAAGGGCAAGGCGCTATCATCGCGGATCGCGAGCGCGGGGATCGACGCCAGCGACGTCACCACCGCCAGGCCGATCACGGTGTGTGTGACATCGAAAATCGTGGGCGGCCAGACGGCGGCTTGCAGCCCGACGGCGGGCAGCACGATGATGCTGGAGGACAGCAAGGCCGGCGCAGGCGCGAGCGCAGAGGCGGACACGACAGGCAGGATCACGAGGCTCGCATCTCGGGCGGTTGGCGCGGGCAGCGCGGCCGAGGCTGCGATGGCGGGCAGCGCGGCCAAGGTGCCATCCACGATGGCCACGGGCCGCCCTTGTGGTGGCTCCCAGCCGGCTCCGGCGTTATAGAGCAAAGCCACTTCGCCGTCGCTCAGTGCGCGGTCCCACCAGCCGAAAGATTCGATGATGTCGCAAACGCTGACAGGGGCAGCATAGGTTTTCGCGCCCAACAGGAACCGGCTGGGCGCAATCGCCTGGGGTGTTGATGTCGGCTCCGAGGCTCTGAGGATCCCATCCACCCACAATTCGTCATAGCCGTTCTGGTTCACCAGGAAGCAGACGTGATGCCAATTGGTGTCGAAAAAGCTGCTGGGCACTGACTCCCACGTGAGACTGCCCTGATAGTAGATGCCCTCGATATAGTAGTCGCCGAACGAATAGAGCAGATCCACTTCGGCATGGCGCCCGGTCGACTGGTTGCGCAGTTCGAACGCATAGGCGGCTCCGTCGTCGGAAGCGGTGATCGTGCGGGTGAACCGGTACCAGAAGGAGACAGAGAAGGCGCTGCCCGTGTCGATTCCGGGGCTGGTCGTTTTGGGCACGCGAGCGGCGGTATTGTTGTTGTCCCAGGCGTCGCCGTTGACTCCGGGCACGTAATGCGAGAGTCCGTCAGCCGAGCTCAGCGCGAGAGCCTGCACCAGATCCGTCAGGGTTCCGTTCAAGGGCCAGAAGGCCTGCAGTCCATCGTAGAGAGTCGGTTCCAGCATGACCCCCACGCCCGTGGTGGGCAGCGACACTGCAGTGGCGTCCTGAATCAGGGGTGAGGCGAGGGAAGCCAGGCACGCAACCGCCTGCGGAAGGATCGCAGTTCCATCAACGGCAGTCGGCTGCAAGGGGGCGCTCGCGCAGGCGATGGCGGGCAGCGTGGCCAGGGTGCCGTCCCGGATGGTTGGCGCGCCCAAGGATGCGGCGCCGGGGATGGCGGGCAGCGGCAGCAGGGTCCCGTCCAAAAGTGCCGGCTCGGGCGGGCCGGCCGAGACGGCGATGGTCGGCAGCGGCAGGGCCGTGGCGTCGCGCAGCGCGGGAGCCGGCAGGGTGGCCAGGCAGGAGACCGTGGGGCAGGCGACTGAACTGCCATCGCGGATCGCCGGCGCGGGCAGCACGCTCGATACCGCAAGCGCGGGCAGGGCCACGGTGCCGGCGTCGCGGATCGCCGGCGCGGGCAGGCTGACCGCCGCCGCCAGGGCGGGAAGTTGAATCAGGCTGGCCTGGGCTGCCGCGGCGGGCAGGTAGACCCTGCGCGGTAGCGGCAGATAGATCCCGCAGCGCCCGGCCTGGTACAACCGCAGCACTTCCTCGGCGGTTAGGGCGCGGTTGTAGAGTTTGGCGTCGTCCCATTTGCCTTTGAGCAAATAGCCGCCCTGGGAGGCACCGATCGTCGGAGCGGAGGAGAGCGTGATCGTGCTGTCGCCAGTTTGGGTGCTGCAGGCTGCGCCGTTCTGGTAGAAGATCCAGCCATTAGCGCCCGGCTTGGAGGAGATGGTGACCAGGTGCCAGGCGCGGCGGTCCGAGAGGTTGCCCGCTCCCACGGTGACGCGACCCGCGCGAAACGTGCCGTCGTAGATATTGCCGTCGCCCCAGGTGTAGTGAGACGCGTAATCCGCTGTATTCCAAAACCAGGCGCCATTGCCGCTGCTCGGCGTATGTTCGATGAGCGAGAGCCAGAAGGAGAACGTGGCTTCGGTAGAGACCAGGGCCGAGATATTAGGCAGCGTCAGGATGCTGGTCCCATAGAATCCGCTGAAGGATTGCAGGGACCAGCGCCCCTCGGAGGTCTGCCAATGGGGCAGTCCTGCTCCGGCGGTGAGAGTGCCGCCGCGTCCTTGGCCGGTGCTGTCGGCGATCTTGGCGTTGTCGGTGTTGCCAAGGCCGGGGGCCCAGGCCCCGATCAGCCCTCGCCAGAGGCTGGGATAGCGGGATTCAGAGGCTGCGCGAGCGTACTGCGGCATTTAGGCGGCTGCCCGATTCCGGTCGCCAATGGAAACGAAAGTCAGTGCCGGGGCGGGCGCCGACTAGGCCTGCGCGATGGTGATCAGCCCGCTGGCATTGATCTGGACGGTGAAGTTGCCGCCGCCCAAAGCCCGCGGCAGCAGCCCGCCGCTGTCCGTGTCGATGTACAGCAGGGGCACGTCGCCGGTGCCGCCATCCACATAGCGGACCACCAGCACCGCCTTGACGGTCTGGCCGGCTTCCAGGTTGCCGAAATCCGCGTCCGCGCAGTCGATTTTCACCAGGTCCGAGCCATCCACCGCGCTGATCGTGGGCGTGGTGATAGTCTCGTGCGCGTAGCTGGCCACGCTGACTTCAACCCAGCCGGTGAAATCCAGCACGGTGTCGTGGTCCTTGTCGGGCGTGTAGGTGCTGGTGCTGCGTTCCAGCCGCACTTTCCAGGTGGCCGTATCGAAGGTCTTGGTATTGGTGAGGAGATCGACGACGCCGGCTTGATAGAGGATATTGGCCATATGGTTGGGTCCTTGGGTCAGGTCTGGGATTGAGGGGATCAGGCGGCTGCCTGAATATCGTCGCTGCTGGGAATCAGGCGAATCTTGTGATCGGCGTCCACGTTGGTGGTGGTCTGGCCGCTGCCGTTGAGCCAGACCAGGCAGCCGTAGCGGGCCGCCGGGCGGAACCAGCCGGGCTGCACCAGGCCGCGCTGCGGGCCGGCGTTGTTCACGAGCACCAGCGAACCGAGGAAATCGAGCTGTTTGACGCTGTTGGCCGCATCGCTGCTGTAGCCGGTGTAGGCGGCGTCTGCGCCCGTCAGGTTAGCCTGGTTGTTGGTGCCGGCGGTGGCGTTGTCGCTGTAGCCCATCCAGAGGTCCATCGTCAGGCCGGCGGTGGGCGCCGAGCCAAACTTGTTGATGCACTCGACTCGCCAATCCTGGTCCCAGGCCGCGCCGAAGTCGATCTTGTCGGACTGCCGGTAGGTGGCGGTGGCCAAGTTTTTCATGGTCAGCACGTGGGTATCGCTGTTGGTGCCCAGGGTGATGATCGTGCCGGCTTTGCGTTTGACGGTTTGGGTGGTCATGCTACAGTTCCCGCGCTACTTTAAGTTGGTCGTACTGTTCGATGGCGTCTTCCACCGCGTCCCAGGGCCGGGCGCCGCGCCCGGTGAACAGGTTATCGCCCGGCGGCGGGCGCCAATCGCAGCACCAGATTTTTGCCTCGGACTCGAACCGCCGCAGGCACACGTCGCCGTCCATGGTCTCCAACATTCGGCACCAGACGGTCGAACAGGACGGGTCCGCCTTGAACGCCTTCTGAGGCCCGGACATCTCCGCATCTCCTACGGCCCCCAGATTCTGGCTAAGTAGCTAGCGCCGAGCGCCACCAGCAGCGCGATGACGACAACCGCCCCTACGTAGAGAGGATACCAATCGTAATACCAGTCCGGGTGCCTCATCTCAGTCCTCCTCAATCCGCCGGCCCGCCTTGGGAAATACCGGCTTCTCCGTGCCGGCCATCAGCCGCTTGCCGGACTTCCGGTCTTCTTTAGTCCACCGCATGCCAGGTCTCCTTGGGGTGCTCTTCGATCCGGCCCTGCTCGAACAGCCGGTCGAGCACATGCCGGATGCCTTGATGCGAGAGGCGCAGGGCCCGCCGCAGTTCGCGAGTCCGCAGGGGACCGTGCTCGGACAGCAGTTGGTACACGCGATCGTCCTCGCATTGCCAAATCATTCAAGCATTCTCCCGCCGAAACTCTTGCACCGCAAAGCCCAGACACATCGCGCCGACCGCGGTAGCCAGGCCGGTCAACGCCAGGAATCGGCCGCTTGTCCAAAACGCGGCATCGCCGGCAACTGCTGCGCAGGCTGCACCTGCGAAGGCTTGGATGGCCAACCACGCCAGCAGCACGGACAGTCCTCGCATCAGGATGGCTCCTTGCGACTGGCGACCAGCGGTTTCAGTTTTTTCAGGATCAGCCGCGCAGCGGATCATCTCAATCATCCTCCTGGGGCGGCGGCGCCGGTGGGGCTAGCTTGACTGTCACGCTGATCCCATTAGGACCGACGCACAGGCACTGCTTGTCCCAGTGAGATTGGCCCGCGCGCTCGCCGGTCGTGAGTGTGAATCGAATCCATACCGCCCCGCACTGGGCGCAGAACACACGGATTGCATTGCGCATTATCTCACCGCCACCTGTTCTGGAGTGATGGTCACCGTGCGGGTCTCGCCGGGATGCAGCCGGACCGTAGCCGCGCCGTATTGGCTTTGGACCTCGAAGCGGTAGCAGTAGCCTGCGGGGATCGGCTTGAGGGGCGCATGGTAGATACGCGCCGCTTTGCCCTGCTGGTCCACCTGCTTGCCGTTGATCGTGACCAAGGCATTGGCTGGGCACTTCAGGATGATGCGGCCCTCTTTCACTTCCGGGGCGTCCTGCTCGGGGGTAGGCACCGCCTGTACGGGCCGGCGAATCACGCTGCGCATCGAACCGGTATCCACACCGTAACTGCGCCCGCTGCTGTTGCTGCAAGACGGTTCCGGGCTATCGTCGCCGTAGTAGTCGCCGAAGTCCTGCGACTGGACGTAGCGCGTGGGCGCGTAGGAGTAGCTGCGCGAGACGCTGCGGCTGCCCCACAGGCCGCCGAACCAGGAGGTCCCGCCCGCCCCGGCGCCGCAGCGCCCGCCAAAACATTGTTGGCCGTGACAATCGCTGTCGCAGCCGAAGGCCAGGCAGAGACCGAGGAAGACCAGCCAACCGAACCAGAAGTAACGAGTCATCTCACGTCACCAAACCTTTCTGTCGTTTTAATCTTCCACGGGTGGCACATCCGTCAGCTTGTGCCACAGGTAGCGGGCCTTGGCCGCGACCCAGGAGCCGAGCCAGATGGCACCCCAGAACAGTTCAACGAGTAGACGTTTCATTAGCGTTCCTTCAAGGGTTTGTATTTGTGTTCGCGGCAGGTGACGTGAAGCTGTTCGTACTCCGCCCACTGAGCCTGCCGGACCTGAGAAACAGAATCCACGGACAACTGCCGTGCAGGAATCAACCGGATCTCCAGCCAAGGAGCTTGCACTGAAACCAAAGCACCGGCAACCGTGGTGAGTTCCAGCATACCGGTGCACCGTTTGACTGGTTCCTCCCAAGAATAGAACCAGGATTCCCGGCCATCCGGTCCCGTTGCTTTGGTTTGGTACAAGACCGCAAAGCTAGGATCCGGGCTTTTCGAATACGTACTTCGCACCGGAACCCGGATGCTTTTGCCTTCGTAATTGGTAAACTCAACAGTCACGGGATAGGGCGCTCGTTCGACTTGCAGACAGCCATTACAGCCGTAAGCTGGCGGAGGGGATTTCGTCTCGGCGCAACCGAGCGTCAGCGCCACCAGCGCCGTGCCGGCGAACATCCGCGACAGGCCGAACGTGCGAGCGGGCATGGGCTATTTCGCCCCCTTCTCGGATTTCGCTGCGCGTCCGAACTCAGCGTAATACCGTTTTATCTTCATCTTGGCGCGCCTGCACAATTTCAAGAAAAAGAAAGGTCCAAGGTCGCGGTGGCTTTTGGCGTCACCGAGGTGACCGGTGGCGTGGAGCACCTCGCCGACCGCAAGGACATCCGCAGCCCACTGATCCCAGTTTGATGATGGCGAGTCACCGACCGACGGAGCGGCGCGGGCCAGGAGGTCCGCCAGGTGTTTGGCGAACGGGCTGACGGGGCGTCGCGTGGTCGATTGCGTGGTCGATTGCGCTGTCATCTGCGTCCCTTCCATTTCGCTTCCATCCGGGCGTCCCACTCCAGTTCGTCCAGTGTGCGGCCGAGGCGGCAGCGGTGATCTTCCTCGATCTCTTGGAAGATCGTCGGCCGCCCGCCGGCCCCCAGGACTTCCCGCCAGGGGCTGTAATCATCTTGGTAGCGAGCCACCAATCGTTGCCGCTCACCGATACGTAGCCGCATGAACTCCACGCCGCAGTTCACGTAGGCGTGCGAGGTGTTTTGCGTCGGCCGGTTGTGCGGCCCGCCGGACAGGGCCAACGCCATGTCTTGTGCCCCGTGACCACGGGGACAGTTTTTCTTCCGTCAGGGTTTGGGGCAAGGGGGCAAATCCGGGCGCGGGTCGACCGGCTCCACGTCCGGTCGCACCGGCGACGGGCGCGGGCGGGGGCGCGGCCTGGGTGGCGGCGAACAGGCCGTACAGCCCAGTTCGGACGCGATCAGGCCGCAGGTGAGCAGCAGGAAAGCGCGGTTCATCATCGTCGGAATCCTCGGAACACAAATCGCACCGGCCAACTGGCCACGCGCACGGTGGCACGGGCCACCGGCCAGCCGCGTTGGGCTCGCCAGTAGACGAATCGCCGCAGCGGCGCACGGTAGTAGGCGACGTGGACGCCCTGGGTGCCGTGGTACGTGCGGACCTGGGCGACAGGGGCGGGCGATTGGCGCGGGCAGGTGGGGCACTGCGCCAGCGCCGCGGGCGGGGCCAACAGCAGACAGGCGATAACGAGCAGACGTTTCATCCTTCGGTCTCCTTTTTTGGGGTGTCAGTCCTTTTTGAGCAGCAGGCGGAGCATCCCGTAAGCCGTTGCAGTCGTGATGGCAAGAGCGATCACGAGCAAAGCGGCAAGGCCATGCGCATGAACATGGCAGAATTCCAAAAAGGTCATCGTCATTCCTCCTTTGTCGTGGTGGCCAGTGGGACAATCGGTTCCGGGGGCAGGGGGCCGTGGCGGCGTTCCATGCAGTAGTCGAACCAGCCGACGAACCAGATGATCCGGCAGTTACCTCTGTCTCCGGCGCTCTGCTTGTAGGGGTTCAGCGCATCGCAATCCGTGCAGAAACTGCGGGGGATTTGTTTCTGGTATCTCTGGGCGGCTGCGTACACGCCTTCCTTATAAACCTGCGCGTTGCGCACCTCGCCGGGGGGCATCGGGCATTCCGAGCAGGATTCATGTTTATGGTGCATTTCCGTTTCGTTTCCGCACCATCATGCCGACTGTTTCCGCTGCCAGCCGCAGGGCCAGGCAGACCAGGATCACGGTGACCGACCACATGCACCAGCGCAGGCAGGTCAGCACTTCGTTGAGCAGGGCTGCGATCTGACCCACGGCTCGCAGGATCGACAGCAGCGAGCCGCGCTCGTGCTCACTGGCTCCAGTTTCTAGGGGGTTTTCAGTTGGGCGATAATCAGTTTCTTTACGATCAAGAAACCCACTGCTACCACCAGCATCAGAAGCATCACTCCCGCCGCTCCCGTCACCAGCCAGCCCAGCACGGCGAACCAGCCGAAAGGGCCGCTGGACCCGCCTCCATCGTGGTCCGAGTCGGAGGGCGGGATCACATCTTCAGGGGACGGGCGATTGGGGCGGCGGTCGGGCCGGCGATCAGGGCGGAGAGGGCGGTCCTCTTCGTCATCCGGGCTGTCAGGATTCCAGGGCGGGCGCAGGGGGCGGGCCTCGGACTTCCCGGCGGGCTTTTCCGCAGGCGCCGTGGTGGGGCCGGCGGTCGGCTTGGCATCGGGCGCCGCGGGCGCCTCGGAGACGAAGCGGATCGCCCCATCCGGCGTGGCGGCACGAGTGCCGGTATCGGCGCGCACAGATTGCAAGTACAGCCGCACCTTGTTTTCGATAAGCTGGCTGAGCTTTTTCGGGTCGCCGTCGTAGCCGTTGCGCTGCATCACGACGGTGGCGGGATCGCCGGCGGCCCAGTTGCGCGACGGCTGGACGAGGATCACCGGCCAGCGGTCCTGCTCACGCGTGTCCGGCAAGTTGATCTGGCGCCAGCGGTACAGGTTCAGCGAATCCTGGCTGTAGCAATACTCCGAGTAGTGCCACCAGGATTCCTGGGGATCTTGGGGGTTGACCCAGCGCTGCAACTCGCGGTCGTTGCGCACGTCTTCCAGCAGGCGCTCGGACATAGGGTGCCCGCGCAGGTAGATCGCGCTGAGATGCCACTTGTGAGAATCATCCGGCGGGGTATCGGTAGCGGCGATCGGACCGGCCGCCACGATGCCCGATCTATAATTCAGGTCCAGCAGGCCGGCCTGGACCGGTGCCAGGGGGCCATCGTCCGTATCACCGATGGCCTTTGCGTCGCTGTTCTTCCAGTCCGCAGATCCGGCTCCCTGCGTGAAACCTACGCGCGTAATCAGGATATGGTCTTTGATGCTATCGCGCAGGTAATTCCCCAGGTTGTCCGGCCCCCGGCTGTAGCCGACTACGTGCATGGCCACGCGAGTGGTCGGGCCGTAGTCGCCGCTAGTGGGCGGCTGCAGGATTACCGTCGGGGTGCCGCGGAGGTTGATGTTCTTGGTGAACGCCAACTGTTCCGGGCTGCCCAGCGCGAACTCGCGGTAGACCGCCCAGGACTTGGCGTCGTTGTCCGGCTTGGCCCAAGCCTGTAGAGCTGGGGATTTAAGGAAGTCGGCGCGGAGCGTTTCCGAGGCTTTGCCGCCGGGGCGGTAGACGAGGCTGACAAACCAGCGTTTGCCAGCCTGGGGCGTGTCGCCGTTTGTCAGCCCGCGCCAGTTGACCGCTCGGCCGAACATCACGTTGGGGATGTTCCCGTCCGACATGATCTCCGGGGTATGGCCGACGAAAGAGCCGCGGCGGATTATTTCGTCGCGCCCTTCCGGGAGCACGCCGGGGGGCATGTTGTTTTGCTTGGCGATTTCTTCGGCGGTGCGGGGGTCGACCCCGGCGGGTCCGACGGGCTGCTGGCCGGCAGGTTGCTGCCCGGCAGGCGCCGCTGCAAGAGTCGCCGCCGCCAAGGCGGAAACAAGACATAGCGCGCCAATTGCTTTGCGAAACGTAACCATTTCATTCTCCCTGCTTCTCTTTCTGCTTGGGGTCATTCGTTCGATCGTTTTTTCGCGGCTCCGGTGGCATCACACTGCGGAACTGGATGGACGTGTTGGCAATGATGCTGACAGCCGCCACCAGCATGCAGATGGCCTGCACGATTGGATTCGGAATCACGCTCACCAGCCCAATCGCAATCGCACCCGTTAAAATCAGGCAGGTCTCGCTGATGGACCGCAGCATTGGTTGGTCTCACGTCCCATCCTCTCATTTGGCGCGCCACTGATCCCACAGTCGCTTGATGATTGCCAGGGTTGTAAAGCCGATCAGGGCAGCGGCCAAAACAACCACAGTCGTTTTCAGGCTGACGCCGCCCAGGGCGACCAGCGCCGCCGCGTTTAGTGGTTGCGGGTTCATGGCCGAAAGGCCCTCCACACCAGCCAACCCAAGACAGCCAAACCAAGTCCCCAGCCACCGCGCGAGATCAGAATCTGCATCCCGATCAACGGCGCTATGTCGGTTTTGAACAGGAGAGGCAGCCCAAGCCCTAACCCCCTCAGCGCCATCCAGGCGGCCACGAGCCACAACGGGTACGCCAGCCATTGCAAGTTGATCGTTACCATACGCCAGCCTCCTCCCTAACACATCTCCAACCAATCGCGTCACGCCTGGCGGGGGCGGCATCTCAGCAACTCCACGATCTGGGGTAGGCAGTCAATCGTCTTCATCGTATCGGCGAGCTGTTGTTCGAGGGCAATTACCCGCTCGTGCCAATCTGCCGCAATCGACCGCTGTTTATCCGCCTCGGCCTTCCAGCAATCCCGCTCGATCAGGGCTTGCACGTGGTCGTTGTGCGCTGCTGCCAGTTGCTGCTTCGCGTCGTCGAAATGCTGCGAGCATCGCTCCCAACCGCTGTGCATGTATTCCTTATCGCTAGCCGCGGACCGCCACAGGGTCAACAGGATCGCGAAGGCAACGGTTACGGTCAAGAGCAGCAACCAGATCATCTCCACCACTCCACATACCTCGGCACGGCGGGCGGGGGCGGCGCGTCCAGGACCACCACCCACTCGCCCGATTGCTTGTGAGTGCGCACGTACTGTTCCCAGGAATACTCGTCGATCTGCCGCGGGCTATTGTTGTCGCAGACGTACCAGCGGTTGCCGTTGGGGTTCCAGCCGACCTCGGTCTGGAAATGGGCCGTGGCGAATCCGATCGCGGCGAACCGGCCCGTCTTGGCCGCCCAGCGCATCCATTCGTAAGTCGCGCTCCCGGTGACGTTGTAGATCGCCATGCCCCGGCGCTTGGCGTACTCCTCCACTCGCGAGGGGTAACTGCCGCCGCGCACCTTGGGGCCGTATTCTTCCGAGTCCCAGAGCAAGTTCGTGGCACTGGCCGCCGTGCGCTTCTCAGGGCTGTCGTCGGCCATCCACATGCCACACATGCCGATGGAACACTGGACACATGACCCGTCTGGATTGCGATAGTTACTTCTCTGATTATCTGGAAGTTCCATTCGGCATGGAACGGATGCCGGGACATCAGGCGACTGGGCAATCGCTGGCGCGAGGTGGACGGCCAAGGCGACGATTACGAGCAGGAGCAGTGGTCGACTCTTCATGGGTTAATCCTGGTATCTCGTTGAGGCACGCAAACTCCTTGTGATACTCCAACGCGGCGGCGTTGTACGCCCTCGCAGCCTCTTCTTCTGTTTCGTAGTTTCCAAGCCCAATCTTGCGATTTCTGTAGGTTCGGGTCGCGCCCCCGGTGCTACATACACGCGGGGGCATTGTTATTCATCACATCATCTCCACCCGTCCGGGATGGGGGAATCGCGGAAGGTGACGGGTTCGGTCCGAATCATGCGCTGGATGCGCGGCTCCGGTGGCGTTTCCGTCGGCTTCGGGGTGACTTGGCTGGCCGGCGTGCCGGGAAAACCCACCGGGTCGTTCTCCAGACGGATCTTCGACACTTCTTCCTCGCTGGGGGCGGGCTTGGTAGGATCAAGCAGCCATTCGATTTTGAGATCCCTCGTCCAGGCTCGCACAGATCGGATCGGGACGGCCCAATGGAACGAATCGCCGCCGCCCAGGCCCAGGGTAATCATGCCGATCCACTGACCGCTCTCGCGCAAAGCAATCAGGCCGCCGCTGGAACCACCACGGGCCGGGCAATCGACCTGATCGAAAATCCCGTGTTCCGCCCCGCCGAACTCCGGGATACGCACTCCGATACGGCTGATAATTCCCGCTGTCAAGCTGCACGTCCCGCCGATTTCCTTACCTCCTGGCGCGCCGCAATGATACAGTTCCACACCGGGTTGGCAGATTTCAGAGCCGGTATAAAACTGGACGCCCTGTTTAGTGAACTCTCCATCGCGGACGCGGAGCAGGGCAATATCGCGGCGTGGATCGACAGAGATAACCAACGCGTCGAATGTCCGTTCTCCCACACCGCGGCCGTCAACTACACGCTCTTGAATGATTTGAGCGTCGCGATAGCGGACCTGTTTCTTGGGCTCGCCGGTGGAGGAAATCACATCCTGGACGGTGCGGAGTGAACTGACGACGTGGTGGGCCGTCAGCACCCAGACGGCTGGTTTATCCCCGACTTTGCCAACGACCAGCGTACCGGAGCCTTGGGTAGTACCCCGTTCGCCGTATCCGCTTGTGGGGCAACAGATATTCACCGAAATACTTTGTAGGGCCGGTCCGACTGGGATCTTCGGCGGATCAGCAGCGGCCAGCAGGGCGGCGCAGAACAGGGACAAGAGGGGGGCGGTCCAAGGTCGCATGGGGCTGAGTCTCCTTACGGTGATGAGGGCATCCTTACTCGCATTACCAAACCTGATACACAAAAACTGCCGCCGCGATTGTCCAGTGGGGTTTAACGCACACAGATGTGTCCACATGGCAACGGCGACGGCAGGCAAAGCAGGACAAGATCATAGTTTATCCGGGTTGGGGTTTGGCGTCAAAGCTGACCGGGGCAGGCTCGGCGAAATCCAAAGCGCCGGGACATTGGGCACGTCGGCCAGTTCGGCGGGCAGGCGGCCCAAAACGATCTGTTCCTCGAAGTGCAGGGCGCAGAACATCTGCCAAGCCACGGCCGCCAGGTGGTCTTCCGATCGGTCGCCGGCCAGGTACTGGGACAAGTGGCGCAGTGCGCTGTCGACACAGCGGGAGATGGGGAAGCCGCCTTCCCAGTTGCGTTCTCCGTGCTCGCGGGCGCCGTTTTCGTAGTGGCGTGCCAGGCGGGTCAGGGCCAGCGGGGAGATCAGGTCGAAGCGGCCCTTGCCGTCCCGGCTGCTGCGGTTGGCGCCGGAGGGGTAGGTTTCGATCGGTTCGCGTTTCACGCCGGTGTACTGTTGGCCCATGAGAGGAGTCCCTCCAGGGAGTAGAAGACGGGGATGCCAAGTTCGTCGGCGCGGGCCAGTTCCCGGCTCGTGCCGAGCGATTGCCCGGCGCCGACGGGCTGGACCAGCACGGCGTGGCTGACTTCCAGCCAGGCCAGGGCCACGGCATAGCAGCGTTCCAGGTCCAGGGTATCCATGCCCTGGAAGTGGATCAGGCAATCGCTCCAGGGGCAGTAGGGGGCGTGGCCCGCCGCCTGGACTTGGGCGGCCAGGCGGATGCCGCGCTGCATGTTTTCGAGCATCTGGACCACGGTGGGGGCCGAGTAGGCGCCGGCGACGTAGATGCGTTTCATGGTTGGGATCCTGGGGCGTAGCGGGGTCGGGAGACCCGCGCCGAACGGGCATCGGGAGACCCGTGCCCATTGCGGCGGCGGGCGGCCGAACCGTCTTGTGGCGGCGGCTGGAATTGGGCGGGCAGGTGGCGGCGGAGCCACTGCCGGACCGCCTGCGGCGTGGCCAGTTTCGTCAGCCGCACCCAGCGCCCGTCGCGGGGGTCGATCCCGGTCATGTACCAGTAGTAGCGCCGCTGGCCTTTGGTGCGGCGCTTGCTGGTGTCCCCGCCGTCGCCCTTCTCGGCCCACACGGTGCTGGCCACCGCCTGCTTGGACCCCAGCGTCACCAGGCCGTGCTGGGCGGCGGTGGGGGCGAGGCAGGCGGGGCGCAGCCGCAGGTGCAGGCCCAGGTAGCGGTTGCTCTCGAAGGAGAGCCGGCAGTGCGGGCAGCGCAGGGCGGGGTGGCGGTTGACGGAGGGGGGCGGATCGGCCAGTTGGAACATCGGCGCGCCGCATTTGTGGCAATGGGGGGCGTGGGCCAGGTCGTTCAGTTCGCGGCCTTCCACTTTGCGGACCGCATTGCCGGCTCT